CTCTCCATCTTTATTATAATAGTACTTGGATTATAATGTATTATGTATATTATTTTATTTATTTTATTTATTTTATATATATATTATTAAAAATTATAAATTTCAAAAAGTATAAAAATGTTAGCCAGGAATTATTTTGCCTTTTCTAAATCCTTGACTATAGCCAGAAATAAGCCCTTTCAAAAAGTATAAAAAAGTTAGCCAGGAATTATTTTGCCTTTTCTAAATCCTTGACTATAGCCAGCTATAAGCCCTTTCAAAAAGTATAAAAATGTTAGCCAAGAATTATTTTTGCCTTTTCTAAATCCTTGACTATAGCCAGCTATAAGCCCTTTCAAAAAGTATAAAAATGTTAGCCAAGAATTATTTTGCCTTTTCTAAATCCTTGACTATCTCCTTGACTATAGCCAGCTATAAGCCCTTTCAAAAAGTATAAAAATGTTAGCCAAGAATTATTTTGCCTTTTCTAAATCCTTGACTATCTCCTTGACTATAGCCAGCAATAAGGCCTTTCAAAAAGTATAAAAATGTTAGCCAAGAATTATTTTGCCTTTTCTAAATCCTTGACAATAGCCAGCTATAATACATTTCAAAATGTATAAAAATGTTAGCCGAGAATTATTTTGCCTTTTCTAAATCCTTGACAATCTCCTTGTCTATCTCCTCTCTATATTTATTATAAAATACTTAGATTAACAGAGCAATCCTTGAGACACCAGAAAATCTTTATTTTTACAATTTTAAATTTGAGTACATCTCTTAGTTTTTTCTAAATTTTCAAAAGTTTTTTAGAAATTACAAAATAAATCAAGAGATGTACTCAAATTATTCTTTTCAATTTTATAAAATATCTGGTTCCTCTTAGATATCATAGATGTATCTTAGCCAGCCATTTTCGCCTTTTCTATGACCTTGACAATAGCCAGCTATAAGCCCTTTTCTAAATCCTTGACAATAGCCAGCTATAATACATTTCAAAATGTATAAAAATGTTAGCCGAGAATTATTTTTCCCCTTTACTATAAAACTCGTCTAACTCCCCGGTATAGTAGTCTCACTATATGGTATCGTGTTTTATATATTAATTTATTATATATACTATTAAAAATTATAAAAGGTATAAAAAAGTTAGCCAGGAATTATTTTGCCTTTTCTATATCCTTGACAATAGCCAGCAATAAGCCCTTTCAAAAAGTATAAAAAAGATAGCCAGGAATTATTTTTGCCTTTTCTATATCCTTGACAATAGCCAGCAATAAGCCCTTTCAAAAAGTATAAAAATGTTAGCCGAGAATTATTTTGCCTTTTCTATATCCTTGACTATAGCCCGCGATAGCCTTTTCTATATCCTTGACTATAGCCAGCGATAGCCTTTTCTATATCCTTGACTATAGCCAGCGATAGCCTTTTCTATATCCTTGACTATAGCCAGCGATAGCCTTTTCTATATCCTTGACTATAGCCAGCGATAGCCTTTTCTATATCCTTGACTATAGCCAGCGATAGCCTTTTCTATATCCTTGACTATAGCCAGCGATAGCCTTTTCTATATCCTTGACTATAGCCCGCTATTGCCTTTTCTATATCCTTGACAATAACCCGCGTTGGGGGGGGCGGTTTCCCCCCATCCTTGTCTATCTCCTCTCAATAATTATTATAAAAATACTTAGATTAACATATCAGTTATAGAGACACCAGAAAATCTTTATTTTTACAATTTTAAATTTGAGTACATCTTTCTGTTTTTTCAAAAATTTCAAAAGTTTTTTGGAAATTACAAAATAAATCAAGAGATGTACTCAAATTTTAATTTTCAAATTTTAGAAAAATATGGTTTCTTTTTAAGACACCATAATGGTATTATAAATAGCTCAATCCTCTCAATAGCCCCTCAATAGCCCTCAATAGCCTTCGTATAAAACCGCGTTGGGGGCGGTTTCCCCCATCCTTGAAACTTTAAAAATTTATGTTTTTAATTCTAAAGCATTTAATAGAATTAGTGTTAATAAATGTCAGTATCTTCAGGTGCACTAAAAAGATTGACTAATAAAAAAGGAGCTGAATTATCTAAATTTTTAGGAATAGATTCGGGGCTCAGTACTAGCCTAATTGCTAATATGCAAGCAAGAATTAATAATCCTCTATTTAGACTTAGTATGACCGATTATGAAGCTATGTGTGGTAATAAGATGATGCTTAAAATGATGTCTAAAGTAATAGGCTGTAATGAGAAACAGCTCAACAAATTCTGTAAATATATAAATGTCTTCAAAGATAATATCAATTCATCTCCAAAATCTATTAATAACAAAATAAATGCGACGCGAAACATTACCGCTTCAAAAAGAAGAGGTAGCCTCAATTTATTACCAGATGATATCTATCATATAATTGTAGAAAAATACAAGACTATTTTCAAATTAAAATATGTATTAAAAGATTGGATACAAGAAGAAAGAGAAAAAGGTTTAGATGATTTAGATTGGTTTTGGTTATCAGGTAATCCAAATGCCATAGATTTATTAAAAGAAAATTCTAAAAAAATAAATTGGGAAAATCTATCGGGAAATACAAACACAAATGCTATTGAATTATTAAAAGCTAATCCTAAAAAAATAAATTGGGAAAATCTATCGGGAAACCCAAACACAAAAGCTATTGAATTATTAAAAAAATATCCAGAAGAAATAGATTGGAATAGGCTATCAGGAAATCCAAACCCAAAAGCTATTGAATTGCTAAATGCAAAATCTGAAAAAATAGATTGGGAAAATCTATCCGGAAATCCAAACCCAAAAGCTATTGAATTGCTAAATGCAAACCCTGAAAAAATAATTTGGAAACAGTTATCGGGAAATCCAAATGCTATAGAATTATTAATAAATAATCCCGAAGAAATAAAGTGGTATTATCTATCAAAAAATCCTAATGCTATTGAATTAATAAAAAATAAAATTAATGAAGAAAATGAAATGAGCGAAGATGAACTATATGATTTAGATGATTCTCAAAAAATATCTTGGAAACTCTTATCACAAAATCCAAATGCTATAGAATTATTAAAAGATAATCCTACAAAAATATATGGGGAATTGTTAAGTCAAAATCTAAACCCAGAAGCTATAGAATTATTAAAAAAATATCCAGAAAAAATAGATTGGTTTTGGTTATCGCAAAATCCAAATGCTATAGAATTATTAAAAGCTCATCCTAAAAAAATATATTGGAATAGGTTATCAAAAAATCCAGCTATTTTTAATGAAATACTTGTTTAATTATACTCCCTCACTATAAGTCTCTCCATTAAATCTGTGTTGGGGCGGGCTCCCCCGTTTTGGGTCGTTTTCAATACACCCCTTTTTTTCTTAAAACTATTTTTATTTTCCAACTTTTTCAAAATCCTTTTTAAACATATCAAATAAGCTCCTTATCCAGCCATTTAGCCTTTTCTATCTCCTTGACTATAATCATTTTGTTATCACAATTGCTATTAAAGGATGCCTCAATATTCTCTTTTGTCTCCTTAAATGTTTTTGGGTCGTTTTCAAGACATCCCTTTTTTTCTTAAAACTATTTTTATTTTCCAACTTTTTCAAAATCCTTTTTAAACATATCAAAGAAGCTCCTTGGCCAGCCATTTAGCCTTTTCTATATCCTTGACTATCTCCTTGACTATCTCCTTGACTATCTCCTTGACTATATCCAGCTATAAGCCCTTTCAAAAAGTATAAAAATGTTAGCCAGGAATTATTTTGCCTTTTCTAAATCCTTGACAATCTCCTTGTCTATCTCCTCTCTATATTTATTATAAAATACTTGGATTAACAGAGCAGTCCTTGAGAAACCAGAAAATTTTTATTTTTACAATTTTAATTTTCAAATTTTAGAAAAATCTGGTCTCTTTTTAAGACATAATAAAGGTAATATAAATAGCCAACTATAGCCATCAATAGCCTTTTCTATATCCTTGACTATAGCCAACGATAGCCTTTTCTATCTCATTGACTATAACCCATCACTCCACATAAAACCGCGTTGGGGGCGGTCTCCCCCACTCTAGCCATACCATATTTCGCTTGCAGTCCAGCTTGATGATGGCGCAGGCCTATATGCGTCTCCGTGAGATTCTGCTCTATTTAGATAAATAGTATTAATAGCACTCGGATTGTCTCCTATTCTATTATTCCAATATGCTGTATAATAAACAGTTGATGTTGTATTTGGCGAATCTAAATAAGTTCCTGTAACATTTGTTACTTTATATTGATAATCAAGATTGCCTGCATACATAGTATTTGATATCCATACGGGAGTTCCTGCGGTAGCAGCTGCCGAACCTGTTTCTGTTCCATTAGGACCTGTTACTTCAGTCCAATCACCTGCTCCTATTTTTCTATAAAGTTTAATACCCCACCATACACTATAATTTGAAGCAGCAAGACCTATATGTACGATTATATTAAGTAATATTTTGCTTAAATTGCTTTTTGGAGTTATGGCTATTACAAATCCGGTTGTTAAATTATCATTAATAGCATCCCAACCAGTGTTATTTTTTATATCCATTTGAGTATAAGTCAAATGCCTGACTTGCGCTATCATTCCTTCAGATAATCCTAATTCGCTAAGAGGTTCATTAATTTGTCTTCCGTTTAAATAATAAGATTTGGCATTTACAGAACCACTTACATCAAGCTGATATTCTGGATTAGTAGTACCAATCCCAACACTTCCCATATGATACATATTAGTATTATTTGAACTATAAGCCCATTGGGCGCCAGTTGGATCATTCATAGGATTTAATATATTATAACGAATTGATAATAAATCCGATGCAAATGTAGTAGGCTTAGGAATATACTGACCTGTTTTAGGGGTTATTATAGCGTTAGTTGTAGTCAAAGCTATATCATATGATCCTCGTAATATAATATTACTATTATTGTTAATGTCGGCTAATGTAGGAACTGGGAAGTTTAATGTATATAAATTGGGTTCAGGATAAGTCTTATTATAAAGCATTTCTACATCCGCCACTGATAAAGCTCTGCCATATATACGGAAATCGTCCATCTGTCCTCCCCATGTTGAATCAGGATGCGCAGACTTATTTATATATCTTAGATTATAAGATATATTTGGGATATTAGCAGTTTCGGTACCATTAATTCTTACATTGTTTAAATATATATCCCATTTTCCTGATACATCTATACTCCACACGAAATGATGCCATACTCCTAATGTTGTAATTATACTATTAGACCAATTAGAATATGTAAATTTTGTTGTGCCATTCCCTATATCCGCATATAAAGCCGACGCTCCAGTGACTGGAGCTGATTTAACAGAAAAAAAAAGGCCATTACCTGTATTTGCTGCTGTCTGAAAATCAATTAATCTTGCCCAAAGACCATGTGCTGTAAATCTAACCCAGAAACTAAATGTTATTCCCTTACCATTCCATATAGTATATGGATTTATTGTAGCAGGAAACTCTAAATAATCTGTACTATCAAACTCAACTGCTTGTCCTTCAATTATATGCGTTGATTGAATAACAGTTCCTACATTAGTTAAATTATGTCCGTTCCCGCTGCTATCAAGATAATCTCCGTTAAACTTATACGAGGCAACTAAATTATCATTATTGTAGATAAAGCTGAGTCTTTTATGCGTCCCGCCTTCTAGAATAGAATCTATTTTTTCATCACCCCCTATATTCCATTCTGTTAATGTAAGGTATCCATAACTACTCGCTGTAGTCATAACTACCATAGTATAATAACGATATGATATTGAAGGTATATTACTTAATGTTATTATTGTGAATTGTAAATTAACAAAAGTAGGAGGGCTTATTTGGGAATGTATTAATATCCAATCAATATGATTATTATCATTCCACGAAGAAGGATTATTAGAAGCATATATTTTAAATGTTCCAGGAGCTGATGTTAATTGAGGTCCGTATTGAGGATGGTTTGCGCGCGGGGCAATCCTTATTCTTTTAGGATATATAGGTCTCCCTAAATCTATACCAAAAGCTATTCCTGCATTTCCTTTAAAATTTGTAGATCCGGAATAAGTTGTATTATTATTAATAGTATATACATTTGTAGAATGCCATTCATCTGTATCTATTAATTTATTATTACATATATAATAAATAGCACCATATAATGTAGCATCAGAAACTTTTACAGTTACAGTATAACCATTATCAGTCCAAGTAGCAGAGTTAGTTGCTGGCGTTCTTGGGTAATAACCGTCTGCTACAATAACATACGGGCTAACAACGGGTTCATTCGTCAAATAATTTGTAGCAGGTATAGTACCCAATAAATATCTTATGATTACTATACCTGAACCACCAGCACCTCCAGCATTTGCATTATATGTTCCAGCACCTCCGCCACTACCTGTGTTATTTGCTCCAGCTGCTCCTGTTGTAGATGATGGTTGAATAATATTATTGTTAATACCGCCAAGCCCATTAATTCCTGATGTATCAGAACCTGCTCCAAATGCACCGCCGCCACCTCCTCCTAATCCACCATTTCCTCCTCCTGTACCATTACTAGTCGCCCATGCTGCACCACCTCCGCCTCCTGCCCAATAATAAGATGTTCCTGTAATATTTATAATAACACCATTTCCACCATTACCTTTTGATATAGAATTGCCAGCAGTACCTGCACTTCCTGCTCCTCCTCCGCCACCTCCTCCACCAGAACTCGTGTCGTACTTACCTGTACCACCTACATTTCCATATCGAATCGCTGATGCTAATATTGAACCTAGAGTACCAAAAGAAACTGTTCCACTTGCCTGAAGAGTATTTGTGCTATTAGCACCACCGCCACCACCGCTACCACCAGCTATTCCTACAGCTGCAGCTGTTCCCCACGATCCTGTCCCGCCACCACCACCTCCACCATTTGCTGTAGCACCAAAAGCTACTGAATTAGCACCGTTAGTTCCATTATTTGAAACTCCCCCTGCCCCACCAGAACCTACAATAATATTATATGTGCCTATAGGTATATTTACATTAGTAGCGTGTACAACTTGTCCTCCTCCGCCACCCCCTCCCATACCACACCCTCCTCCACCACCACCGCCAACAATCAAGATATCGCAAGTAGTATTCTTTGTAAATACACGAGTAAAACCAGCTGTATTAGCAGACCCTGAGTATATATAGGATTCAACAGCATATACATTACCGCTGCTATCTACATATGTTGTTGGTGTAACAGGAGCAACTTGGATATTATCCCTGACTATAGTATCTACTGTTTCATTTCTAAGATATAAATCACTCTTTACAGTTTCTATGATATAGTTACTGCCTGTGCTGTATTGAACGCCTATATTACTGTGATTCAAAATAATAGGCATAGATATTCAAGATATACTTATATGCTCTATAGTAATAATTATAAATAATTATAGCTATAAAAAACAAGACAATGTCAGAGATATAGCATAATAATTTAAAAGTTATTATCCATACCATATTTCTTTAACAGTCCAACTTGAAGAGGGTGCGGGTCTATAAGCATCATTTTGATTTGCAGCCCTATTTAGCCACAATTCACCTGTTCTACTCGGATTGTCTGCCATTCTCTGATTCCAATATGCTGTATAATAAACAGTTGATGTTGTATTCGGAGAATCTAAATAAGTTCCAGTTAGATTTATTATTTGATTATTCCATGCTTGCGCTCCTGCATATCCCGGAGTTCCCATATTATTTGATATCCACACAGGAGTTCCATTTGTATTTGCTGCAGAACCTGTTTCTGTTCCATTAGAGCCTGTTACTTCGGCCCATGCGGCTGTTCCTATTTTTCTATAAAGTTTAATACCCCACCAACGTCCGTCATTTGTACTAACTAATCCTATATGTGCTATTAAATTAACCAATATTTTACTTAAATTACTTTTAGGAGTTATAGATATTACAAATCCCTTCGTTAAATCATCATTTATAGCATCCCAACCTGTATTATTTTTTACTTCCATATGAGTATAAGTCAAATGTTGTACGTTAGCAACCATTCCTTCTGATAATCTTCCAATCTGTACGCCATTAAAATAATATGCTTTAGCATTCAATGTACCGCTTACATCAAGCTGATACTCAGGACTAGTAGTACCTATTCCAACTCTACCCATATGATATACATTAGTATTTGAACTATTATAAGTCCATTGGGCGCCTATTGGATCTAATATAGGGTTTAAGAGATGATAGCGAAGCGATAAATTAGATGTAGAGAATATAGTAGGCGGAGGAATATACTGACCTGCTTTAGGGATTATTACAGCATTTGATGTACTCAAAGCTATATCATATACTCCTCGTAATACAATATTTGTATTATTGTTAATGTCGGCTATTGTAGGAACAGGGAAGTTTAATGTGTATGTTTGCGTGTTTGTTAATGTAATTTTTAAGTTTTTGCCAATTATTGCTCCTACTTCTTCAACTCTTAAAACTTGCCCGTTTGTATAAGATTGAATATACTCTCTTGATAAACCAGCTTCACAAGTATCTTTTATAACATTATCTATATATATATTAACTATTGTACCGGCAACGTGAGGATTATTATAATTAACTTTTACTTGATTGTATCCGTTTGGTAATGTTAATTGTATATTTCCATTTGCTGGAACGTGCCAAACTCCTGATGAATCACCATAATTTAAATAGGTTGTAGCACCAATACTTGTAGCATAAGCAGTCCAAGAAGCTAAATTGTTGTAAGGTGTAAAATCATATATTAATGAGTTTAAAGCAAAGTTCAGCCTTTTATGAGTTATGCCTTCTAGAATAGGAGTAGTTGATTTAAACTTGATTATTACAATACCTGAACCGCCGCTTCCACCGCTTCCACCGCTGATCTTGGAACCACCACCACCACCGCCTGTATTTGGTAATCCATCCTGAGCTACAAGTGTTGAACCTCCGTCAAAACCTCCATTTCCACCTCCACCTAATAATCCATTTCCTCCATTTCCATATCCTGGATTACCTGCGCCATAATATGTATTTCCTCCGCCGCCTCCTCCAAACCACCCACTATGTCCTACAGATGTTCCAAATGTTGAAGAAAGGTTTAAACCATAACCACCATTACCACCCCCTCTTGAATTAACAGCGTTTTCACCAGCACTTCCAGCACCACCACCTCCTCCTGACGCGTGAGATGGTTCAGGAGCTGATACTCCAAGCCGCCCTTTTCCTCCATTATTACCATAAGACAACCAACCAGTATATGTATTTTTATTGCTACTACCACCTAATGCTTGTACAGTACTGCTATTTGAATGCGAACCACCTCCGCCACTTCCTCCGTCATTTCCATTTCTTCCCACATAACTAGCCGCAGAAGATTGTCTAGTACCGCCGCCACCACCACCTTTTGAAATGTATTCTATAGCATTTATTAATATTGAACTATTTATTCCATTAGTTCCATTTGCAGATTCACCGCTTGCTCCTGTTCCTCCCTTACCAACCTTTATAGTATAACTCCCTGCATTTAATAATAAATTGCTAGCAAATAAAATAGAACCACTCCCACCACCTCCTCCAAAAAAGCCACCACCACCACCTCCACCAACTACTAAGATATCGCATATAGTATCTCGTCCTACCGAAATAGTATGTGTTGTTTGTGTTTCAGCTCCTCCGCTATGAGCGAATATTCTAGTAGTTTCAGTAAATGTCGGAAAAGAAACTGTAGGTTCTGTTGTCAAAATATTAGTAGCAGGAATAGTACCTAATAAATATCTTATAATTACTATACCTGACCCGCCGGCGCCAGCTGGTAAATCAGGATCTTGCGTGTATGCTCCTCCTCCACCACCACTACCTGTTCCATTTGTTCCACTTGTCACTTCTCTTAAATAAATAGAATTGTTGTAAATTCTACCATTACCTCCAATACCTGAACCACCGATGCCTTCACTTGTACTATATTGTACTAAATATTGTCCGGCTCCACCACCTGCTGCATAAAATTGAGATGTCCCAGTTATATTTATTTGAACACCCGCATTTCCATCTTTATAACTACTACCATTATTACCAGCACCACCTCCGCCACCAGCATTATAATCATTTGTTGTTGTTGTATTTTGTCTTCCTGCTTTACCACCAGCAACATAACTTGTTCCATTCCATAGTGTATTCCCTTGTGTAGCAGAACCTGCTGTATTAATAACAAAACCATTATTATTAGTTTCAGAGCATCCACCACCACTACCTCCATTGCGACCATTAACAAATGCTGGGTCATAATAAACGCCTCCACCACCACCTCCTTTTCCTCTTAAACTTTGCAAAACACCTCCTAATGATAAAGAAACATCTGCGCCATTTAATTGTATAAAACTATCTTTTCCATCTTGATTTACACCAACTATTCCTTGATCAGCTACTACAGCTAATCCTGTTCCTCCTTTACCAACACCAATAGTATAATTACCGGCTTGTAAGGTTTGATTAATAGTATAAACAATACCACCAGCACCACCTCCACCCCCCATACTATTTCCTCCTGCACCTCCACCGCCAACAATCAAGATATCGCAAGTAGTATTCTTAGTAAATACACGAGTATAATCAGCAGTATTAGCAGACCCAGAGTATGTATAGGATTCAACAGCATATACATTACCGCTGTTATCTACAAATGTCGCGGGTGTTACAGGAGCTGTTTGGAGATTATCCCTGACTATAGTATCTACGATTTCATTTCTAAGATATAAATCACTCTTTACAGTCTCTATGATATAATTACTACCTGTGCTGTATTGGACACCTATATTACTGTGATTAAAAGTAATAGGCATAGATATTCAAGATATACTAAGAAGCTCTATATTAATAATTATAAATAATTATAGCTATAAAAAACAAAGGAGATTTAGATATATAATACTCTATTATAAATTGTTAATTGTTGTTTTATTTTTGTTAATATAGATATTTCTAAAGATATTATCATATTTTTTTGAAATAAATGTATTTTGTAGCATTACTCTTAATATCAAATGCTGTTGTTCTGCTACTTGGCGTTAATTTGTCAGCAGATGGTTCGGTTGGATATTCATAAGATATATATTCTTCTATATCTGTTGCCGTAGGGTTTAAGATTGAACCAAAAGTATATGTATTTATTTTTGCCGTTAAGGCACCGCCACTTGATTCGTTATAATTATGTATGTTGTTATATGTTGTCTTTAAATTATCTAAAGAGTTTTCATCGGCGAGGCTAATAGTACTACTATTTTTGTTAATGCTCAACGGCGATTGTATCCCTGGAGTGGTAGCGATATTATAGGTTATTTTTTGTTCTACAGCGGTTGCTTTTGCAGCATTAGCCGTTGAAATATCAAACATATTATTTAAGCTGGTTAATGTAGCTGAACCACTTGTTTTTAAGTTATTAACATTATCTGAAAATTGGGTATCAGTCGTATCATTGAAGTTTGCTCTATTTGTTTCATCTATATAAAATATAGGCTTGTCTGATTTCAAATAGATATTACCATCTATATTTTCTTTAATAGTTATTGTATAAGTAAAAAGATAAATTTTGTTTGAAACAACTTCATCAACTACTGAACTTGCTATATAATCTGTTGTGTCGTTTAGCAATCTTGTGTCAGCATACAATGTGATACTATGAGTTATATTACTACGATGATATATATATACTTCGTATTTTGTAGTCATATCTAATGTCTTGTCTCCTAAAAAATATCTTCTATCCTCGACAATTGTATCTACTGCTCCTGAAAAAGGAGTGTCTAAATTATGTAGTTGTTGCAATGATCTACTTGTAGCATATTTGAATATAAATTTATTACCATCTGTATGCGCGTATGTTCCGATTTCAACATCAGTATTATGTTTTTTAATAACAGTTTTTAAAGGACCCATTGTAATATTATATATTCCAGCATCTAATGTTTTAGCCTCTCCATTTAGAGTGACAGATGTTTGTATTGGTAATGTTGCTCTATAAATATTTGAAGGAAGAGTGCGTGTTTTATTATAAAGTTGCGCTACTTCAGAAACAGACAAAGATGTCTTATATATGCGGAAATCGTCCATTTGACCTTTCCATTGTCCGTCCCAATGATAAACCGATTTATTTATATATCTGAGATTATATGGTATATTAGGAACAGGAGCTACTTCTGCATTATTAATTCTTACATTATTTAAATATATATCCCATCTACCATTTTTATCTATGCTAAATACAATATGATGCCAATTACCTAATCTTGTAACAAGATCATCGTTGTAATACCAAAATACTGTGCCGTTGCAAAAGAACGAAAGTTCGGCACCACTCCCAATAGGTCCGTGAGTTGAATTCGCAGAAATTAATATCCCATTATGTACATATCCTCCGCTTTGTATATCTATTATTCTTGCCCAATTACTATGAGCTGTAAATCTAACCCAAAAACTAAATGTTATTCCATTGCCATTCCATATAGTGTATGGATTCATTGTAGCAGGAAACTCTAAATAATCGGTATTATCAAACTCAATCGCCTTACCATCTATTTTTTGCGCAGTTATAATTGATGTACCGTGATTGGTTAAATTATTACCATTTCCGCTCGCATCATTATAATTATTATCAAAGTTATACCAAGCAAATAAATTATCATTATCGTATTTTAATGTTATTTGCTTATCATCACCATCCGGTTGTGGAACATTTTTATATCTTATAATAACAATACCCGAACCGCCATTACCTCCTACAGTTTCAGACCAAGCCCCGCCACCTCCACCCCCTCCTGTATTTGCTTGCCCATTACCTCCATTTCCATAGTTTGTATATGAAGTACCATTACCACCTCCTCCTTTTCCACCAATACCAAATGTAGGATGTCCGCCTCCTCCTCCTCCTCCTCCGTAAAAAATATTTCTTCCTGTTATATTGAAGCTTTTGCCATCTCCACCATTGCCCGGTACTCCACTACTTGGCGCTATATTAGCAGCGGCAGCTCCAGCACCGCCACCGCCAGGTGCATTCGTCCAATCTGTTCTTCTAATATCTGTATTACTCCCACCTGGATTGCCATATATTCCTCCGACAAACCCACCTAATGAACTTGATGTTCCTTTTGCCCCTCCATTAAGTATTTTACTATTTGGACCTGCCGCTCCGCCACCAGAACCACCAACAGAACCTTGCCCCTGATCATGACCTCCGGTTGTCCCCCCTCCTCCTTCAGCAATTATTCTTATAGTATTATTACTATTAACTATAGAAGAGGGCGAACCATTATCACTTGCATAATAACGTTGTCTTCCTACACCACCATTTCCAACCTTTATTGTATATGTTCCGGCTGGTAATTCAATATCCGGTAAATGAACAACGGCGCCACCTCCACCACCACCACCTATACCACCGCCACCTCCACCCCCCCCGCCAACAATTAATATTTCACAAGCTATTTTAGTATCAAAAGTTTTTGTATAAGATATTGATGTATCTGTATATATTTCAACAGTATCTATATTAGCCGGGGTATTATTTATAATTTTTTGAAATGATGGTTCTTCGCTCGAATTTAGTATTGTTTCATCTGACGATATATCTTCTACCTTATATGCCAATGTATTTAATTTTAAACCATTTATTAAACCGCTGGTTGAAACTAAAAAGTTTCTTCTTGAAACTGCTATTGTATTATCAAATATTTTATCCAAAAATTTATCCCGCGTATTAATGCTCGTTAAAAATGTGTCTCTTGCTGTTGTATATGTTGTTATATTAGTATTAGCAGCTGTTTCTTTTGAAATAGCATCGGCATTTGCGATTGCTATTTCAGTTTTTATTCTTTCCTCAATATCAGTTTTAATAGCATTCTTTGAAGCATATGAACTTGCCGCATTTGGAAAGCTCGTATTTTCTATATTAAGAGAAACACTTGCATTTGATACATTTACTATTTTATTAGCATCTATTACTTTGTTATCAATTATTTTATAAGATTTTATATTATTTTGAATATGAGAACATAATAATTCTCTATTAAAATTATATATTCTTATATTAATATCATTGGTTGTATCTGATAAACTGCTATTATTTTGAAAAATGAAATTACCATTACTATATACATAGCTTATTGTACTTGTTGATGATAATAAATCAGCAAAGCTCGTTGTTGGACTAACAGTAAATATATGATTATTAGTACTATTTATAGTTATTTGATTTATAGCTATTATAGTATTATCGGCATCTAATGTTAATCTATATAATCCTAAATTATCCAAGCTTGTGCCACCCAACTTATCCGTATATATTAAGGAACATATTGAATTTTTTAAATTTGTAAAATAACTGTTTCTTTCTTCTTGCGAAGTACCCAAGTTAAACTTCATTTCCATATAGTTTTCGTTAACACCGCTCGGACCTACCTTTAATTGCGAATGAATACCAGTACTATAATTTATTAAAGCATTCCCTCTATATCTATATTTATTATCTGTTGCAGTAATTCTTCTAAAACATTTAGAGCGTTCGCTATAATTAGTTATAGCATCTTGATTTGTTTCGTTGCTCCTTGAAATAATCTTTTCTGGTACATCTATATAAGTTGAATTAAGACCAGGTTCTTTAATTGTAGCTATTTCTTGCCAACCATCTTGATAAAAATATCTAACAGTATTATTTGCATTGTCAAATGTATTATTAAATTGTACCTGACAAGGCCTTAGCGTAACTTCGGTGCCACTTGTTGGAAACTGGCTATTTATTTCGGAATTAGCTATAGCACTATGTGTATTATAGCTTTCGTCGGATTTTATATCTGTAGGTGTCGTATATTTCTCAATCAATTCATTGTGTTTTGTGCTGCTATTCTTGAGATAATATATGATTACAATGATTAATATTAATATTAAAATTATTAATGTTATATTTTGAATATTATAACTCATATTACCAATAGAACATTTTTCTATCATATTGAATATTTTTCCTAATCTATTATATTTAAGTATTATAATTATTTATTTTTTAGCTTATTGCGAAACTTTATTAATTAGTATTGATATAAGTATCTTGTAGCTTTTATATTCTGTAAAACCCCCGAAATATGCTACGAATATCCTTGTAATACATTGTTATTCTCTGGTCTTTCACTTAGACTCTCGCTTATACTTCGCCTTGCCTTGTTTTTTATAGCTATAATTATTTATAATTATTAATAATTATTATAGCTATAAAAAACAAAGGAAAAGCAAGAGATATAATACTCTATTATAAATTGTTAATTGTGGTTTTATTTTTGTTAATATAGATATTTATAAAGATATTATCATATTTTTTTGAAATAAATGTATTTCGTAGCATTACTCTTAATATCAAATGCTGTTGTTCGGCTACTTGGCGTTAATTGGTCTGCTGATGGCGCCGAAGGAAATTCGTAAGATATATATTCTTCTATGTTTGTTGCAACAGGTTCTAATATTGAACCAAAAGTATTAGTATTTATAATAGGGGTCATAGTACCACCGCTTGATTCGTTATAATTATGTATGTTGTTATATGTTGTCTTTAAATTATTTAAAGAGGTTCGTCTTGTATTATCAATAGTGCTACTATTATATGCGATGGTCAAACTTGATGCTGCATCAATATTATAGGTTATTTTTTGTTCTACAGCGGTTGCTTTTGCAGCATTAGCCGTTGAAATATCAAACATATTATTTAAGCTGGTTAATGTAGCTGAACCACTTGTTTTTAAGTTATTAACATTATTTGAAAACGCTGTGTCAGTTAGATTATTAAATGTTGTTCTATTTGTTTCATTTATATAAAATATAGGTTTGTCTGATTTCAAATAGATATTACCTTCTATATTTTCTTTAATAGTTATTGTATAAGTTTCAAGTTTAATTTTGTTTGAAACAACTTCATCAACTACTGAACTTATTATATAATCTGTTACGTTTGTTAGCAATGTAGTGTCAGCATACAAGGTGATAGTATGAGTTATATTACTACGATGATAGATATATACCTTATATTTTGTAGTCATATCTAATGTCTTGTCTCCTAAAAAATATTTTCTATCCTCGACAATTGTATCTACTGCTCCTGAAAAAGGAGTGCTTAAATTATGTAGTTGTTGCAATGATAAACTTGTAGCATATTTGAATGTAAATTTATTACCATCTGTATGTGTGTAGCTTCCAATTTCATTATTAGTATTATTTTTTTTTATCACAGTTTTTAAAGGACCCATTGTAATATTATATATTCCAGCATCTAATGTTTTAGCCTCTCCATTTAGAGTGACAGATGTTTGTATTGGTAATGTTGCTCTATAGTTTATTATTCTATTTTCTAATATTATTATTAAGTTTCTGCCTATAATACTTGTGTTTAATTCAGCAATAGTTAATACGTCTCCTATATTATAACTTTGTGAATATATTTTAAATTGATTAGGAAAACAAGTCTCTTTTACTTCATTATTTATTCTTAAAACAACACTACCATTAGGATATGTACATTCAAAATGAACTGTTATATAATTATAACTTGCATTATTTAAAGTTAAACTTAAATATCCTTCTGGATTATTGGGATACCAAACACCGTATGCAGAATCAAATGAATTAACATTTGTTGTAGCACCGATACTTCTCGCATAATTTATCCAAGATTGTAAATCATTACGATTGTTAAAATTATATATTATAGAATTTAAGTTATTAACTTCAAAATATACCTTCGCATAATCAGCAGAAGTGCCATTTCCCCATGATGGATAGCTACCCAAATCTTGCGTATGACTTTTTTTTCTTGTATGATAAAGATTACCAGCTTGAACCCAGTCTCGTCCTCTATAAGTTCCTGGGTTTAAAACAGGTATCCAAACATCCTTCCCATTAAATGCTGAAAATACATTAGGAGAACTATCCATATAATCCCTCATTTCTTTAATAGTTGGCATTCTTTTTCCATTAGCTATTGCTTCATTATAAGCTTCTTCCCACGAATAAAGACTTTCGTCTGTTCTATAAGTAAAATTTAGTTTATTATCGTATTGTTCATTATCATATTTTAATGTTATTTTCTTATGATTATCGCCATCCTGTGCTGGAAGAACTCTATATTTAATTATGACAACACCCGAACCGCCATTACCTCCTTTTATTGCATTTCCAGTGGCCCATTTTCCACCACCTCCTCCGCCACCAGTTCCATTGACACCGTCTGTTGCAGGTAATCCTGGATCATATCCTCCATTTCCACCTCCACCTAATAATCCATTTCCTCCATTTCCATATCCTGGATTACCTGCGCCATAATATGTATTTCCTCCGCCACCGCCAGCAAACCACCCATTATGTCCAACAGATGATCCAAATGTTGTAATAAACTCTTTTCCTCTTCCTCCATGTCCTCCTCCTCTTGAATTAACAGCGTCTTCGCCAGCACTTCCTGCACCACCACCTCCACCCGATGCGTGCGATGGTTCTCCTCCGCCGGTGCCTGCTCTCCCTTTACCACCACTATATCCAAAATCTTGCCAACCGGCATATGTATTTTTATTGCTAACGCCACCTTGTCCGCGGTAGTTTGGATCATTTGAATGCGAACCACCACCACCGCTACCGCCCGAATTTCCGTTAACACCTAGCCAACAACCACTTGAGATACACCAGTGTCTTGTTCCGCCTCCTCCTCCACCCTTAGCAATATATGTCTCACTTGCTACATTTTCTTTTTGAAACGAACTTTGTTCACCATTGTCTCCGTTTATACCAAAACGACCCCAATCTTGTCCATTGCCTCCTTTACCTACTTTTATAATATATTTTCCATTTAATATCAAATTATCCTTAAATAATATAGCTCCTCCTCCGCCTCCACCACCAAATTGACCACCACCACCTCCTCCTCCAACTATCAATATTTTACAGTCGGTATTTGGCGGAAAGATAATATCATATTCACTAAAATTACCAATACCATTATAACGATACACTATTGTTTCGTATATATTAGCCGGGGTATTATTTATAATTTTTTGAAATGATGGTTCTTCGCTCGAATTTAGTATTGTTTCACCGGATGATATATCTTCTACCTGATATCCCAATATATTTAAATTTAAACCATTTATTAAACCGCTGGTTGAAACTAAAAAGTTTCTTCTTGAAACTAATATTGTATTATCAAATATTTTATCCAAAAATTTATCACGCGTATCAATGCTCGTTAAAAATGTGTCTCTTGTTGCTGTATATGTTGCTATATTAGTATTAGCTATTGTTTCATTTGAAATAGCATCGGCATTTGCGGTTGCTATTTCAGCTATAATTTTATTCTCAATAGCTTGTTTAAGAGCATTCTTTGAATCATATGAACTTGCTGCGTCAGGAAAGTTTGTATTATCTATTGTTACAGAAACATTCCCGGCTGATATATTTACTATTTTATTAACATCTATTCGTTTGTTATCAACAATTGTATAAGATTTTATATTTTTTTGAATATCAGAACATAATAATTCTCGATTAAAATTATATATTTTTATATTAATATAATTTCTATCTATTGATAAAGTGCTATTGCTCTGGAATATAAATTTATCACCACTATACACATAACTTGTATCTCTATCAGAAGATGATAATAAATCAGCAAAGCTCGTTGTTGGACTAACGGTAAATATATGATTATTAGCACTATTTATAGTTATTTGATTTATAGCTATTATAGTATTATCGGCATCTAATGTTAATCTATATAATCCTAAATTATCCAAGCTTGTGCCACCCAACTTATCCGTATATATTAAGGAACATATTGAATTTTTTAAATTTGTAAAATAACTGTTTCTTTCTTCTTGCGAAGTACCCAAGTTAAACTTCATTTCCATATAGTTTTCGTTAACACCGCTCGGACCTACCTTTAATTGCGAATGAATACCAGTACTATAATTTATTAAAGCATTCCCTCTATATCTATATTTATTATCTGTTGCAGTAATTCTTCTAAAACATTTAGAGCGTTCGCTATAATTAGTTATAGCATCTTGATTTGTTTCGTTGCTCCTTGAAATAATCTTTTCTGGTACATCTATATAAGTTGAATTAAGACCAGGTTCTTTAATTGTAGCTATTTCTTGCCAACCATCTTGATAAAAATATCTAACAGTATTATTTGCATTGTCAAATGTATTATTAAATTGTACCTGACAAGGCCTTAGCGTAACTTCGGTGCCACTTGTTGGAAACTGGCTATTTATTTCGGAATTAGCTATAGCACTATGTGTATTATAGCTTTCGTCGGATTTTATATCTGTAGGTGTCGTATATTTCTCAATCAATTCATTGTGTTTTGTGCTGCTATTCTTGAGATAATATATGATTACAATGATTAATATTAATATTAAAATTATTAATGTTATATTTTGAATATTATAACTCATATTACCAATAGAACATTTTTCTATCATATTGAATATTTTTTCCTAATCTATTATATTTAGGTATTATAATTATTTAATTTTTAGCTTATTGTGAAACTTTATTAATTAGTATTGATATAAGTATCTTGTAGCTTATATATTCCGTAAAACCCCCGAAATATGCTACGAATATCCTTGTAATACATTATATATCCTCTGTATATCCGACATCGCTTTGTTTTTTATAGCTATAATTATTTATAATTATTAATATAGAGCTTCTTAGTATATCTTGAATATCTATGCCTATTACTTTGAATCACAGTAATATAGGTCTCCAATACAGCACAGGTAGTAATTATATCATAGAAACTGTCAAGAGTGATTTATATCGCAGAAATGAAATAGTAGAAACTATAGCAAGGGATAATCTCCAAGTTGCTCCTGTAACACCAACAACATTTGTAGATAGCGTTGGTAATGTATATGCTATTGAAGCATATACATACACGGGGTCTGCGAATACAACAGATTACGCTCGTGTATTTACTAAGAGTACTACTTGTGATATCTTGATAGTTGGAGGCGGAGGGGCTGGAGGAAAGGATATAGGTGCGGGGGGTGGAGGAGGCGCTGTGTTATATGGAACGAATATAAATATAGCTTCAGGTACCTATACTATAAAAGTTGGTAGGGGTGGGATACCAGGAGAAGTAAGGGGTCAATCGTCAGAAGCTTTTGGTGCTGTATTATTTGGAGGAGGTTGTGCTGGGATTGCTAATTGGAATTTAGCGGCATTAGCAAATAGTGGTGGTAGTGGTGCGGGTGGTAAGAGTGTGCCTGATGCTGCAAGTAAAAATGGCGGAACTGTTGGTACATCTACAAAGGGAGCTATTTTGACTACTGCTACATTATATAATGGTAATGTTGGAGGGGCAGGTATTAATCAAGTCAGCAGCGTTCAATCTGCTGGAGGAGGAGGCGCTGGTGCCGTAGGCGGAAATGGTAATGCGTCAGGAGCACAAACAGGCAATGGAGGTGCAGGCGTTTTGGTAAATATAACAGGAGTAAATTATTATTGGGGTGGAGGTGGTGGGGGTGGTGGTTATGTATCAACACCTACAAATGGAGGTAGAGGAGGAGGTGGAGCTGGAGAAAGAAATGATGGAGGAAGTAGTATGGGTTTTGGAACAGGTGGTGCAGATGCCTATAATGCTCCTGTAAATATGAATGGAGGCGCTGGTTCAGGTGGTGGTGGTGGTGGTTCAGGATATAATAATACGACATCAGGAAATGGAGGTTCAGGTATAGTAATAATAAGATATTTATTGGGTACTATTCCTACAACCAATTATTTGACTAATGAACCTGTTGTTATAGCTCCGACATTTATCGAAACTATTAGAACATTCACACATAGCGAAGGTGCCGAAACACAAACAACACATAATATTACAGTAGAGCGAGATACTATATGTGATATCTTGATTGTTGGAGGAGGTGGTGGTGGAGGTTCGCGACACGCAGGTGGAGGAGGCGCAGGTTCTGTTATTTATCTTACAAATCAAACATTTTTTTCAGGAACATATACTATTCGTGTTGGTAAAGGTGGTACAGCAGCTTTAACTATGGGACAAGGAAATAAAGGCGAAGATAGTAGCATTAGTTTTAACTCAACAAATATATATTTAGCAAAAGGTGGTGGTGCAGGTCATCACGATGTATCTACTGGGAATTCAAATAAAGACGGTGGTTCAGGTGGTGGTTCAGGCGGGAATACACCTGGAAATCCTGTTTCAACAAATATTCCAGCTGGTATATATGGTAATTCTGGAGGTATCTTAACAAATTATAACGGAGGGGGTGGTGGGGGCGGAGGTGCTTTTACAAGCGGAACTAATGGAACTACCACAGTAGGTGGTAATGGAGGTGCTGGTATATCAATATCAATAACTGGAACAGCTGTTACATATGGTGGAGGTGGTGGCGGAGGATCATTAGCAGGATATACTCCAGGAACAGGGGGTGTAGGAGGAGGTGGCAATGGTTCACAAAGTACTTTAACAGCATCGAGTGGAAGAGCAGGTACAGGTGGAGGAGGAGGAGGAGGAGGTTTTTGGGAATCATATCACGGTCCGGGCGGTGCAGGTGGTTCAGGTATAGTAATAATTAAGTTTAAATCTCTTGTCGGACCTATTCAAGAAGGCGTAAGGCATAAAAGAATGAACTTTCTCTACAATAATGATAATTTAGTTGCCTGGTATAAGTTTAATGGAGATTATCTTGATAGCAGTGGGAACGGACATAATTTAACTAATGTAGGAACTGTTATTCAATCAACGCAAGTGATAGAAGGACAGGCTGTTGAGTTTGATAGCACAGATTATTTAGAGTTTCCTGCTACAATAAATCCATATACTATATGGAATAATGGGAAAGGAATAACATTTAGTTGCTGGGTTAGATTTACAGCACACGAAACTTGGGCAAGATTAATTGATTTTCAGACAGCAGCAAATACATCAACGGGATTTTATATTGCAGTTAAAAGTAATTGGAGTGGTACTCCAGGTGCTATTCTTGTCAATATAGCAGAAGGAACTCTGTTTACCTATAGCAATTGGTCTAATAGTATAATTACAACATTCGGAGTATGGCATCATTTCGTATGGAGTATAGATGTAACTGGAAAATGGGATGTATATTTAAATAATGTTAGAATTAATAATACTGAAACACGGGCTATTCCTAATATTACTTATAATGTAAGATATATAAATAGGTCTGCATTTACAGGTGATGGAACTTGGAACGGACAGATGGACGATTTCCGTATATATGACAGAGCTTTCTCAGCGGCGGATGTAGCAAGGCTATATAATAAGACTTATCCTGCACCCAATTTATATACATTAAACTTTCCTGTTCCCACATTAGCCGACATTAACAATAATAGTAATATTGTATTGCAAGGATCATATGATATAGCTTTGACTACAATTAATGCGGTAATAACCCCTAAAGCAGGTCAGTATATTCCTAAGCCTACTACATTTACTAATTATAGTGTAGAAAGAATGTACCCACCTGTTAGAAACTTTACAGCAGCCACAACAGCAGTATCAGGTCAAACATACGGTAACGGAACTTATGTAGTTACATTTTCTTCTACACTTGGAAGTTCAGACCCTTGGACTTGTTTTAATACAGCAAATGGAACAGGTGGTCATTGGGCGATGAGTAGATATACATCTGGCGCTTTTAATAGTGCAAGTTTTATAGTAGCAGGATATTTAGGAGATTGGCTTAAAATACAATTGCCTGTTGCTATTAAACTTACTAGGTTTGAATTTTTAATGAGAATAGAAACGCAAGGACTTCGCGAAAGATCACCAAAAGATTTCAAAATATATGGTTCAAATGATAATATTACTTGGGTTGAACTTGTAAATAAAACAGATGCCGTATATGATACTTCTTTTAGATATATACAACTAACACAAGATATAACAACAGCATATACTTATTATGGTCTTGTAGTTAATAAATTACTTGGTAGTACAGCAGATACATTAAACTTTGACGAATGGTATATATACGGACAAGAAGTTTTGCCAAGTTCGCTATCAATCCGCTATAATCTCTTAAATACTATATTAGACCCAATAGGCGCTCAATGGACTTATAATACTTCTAATATGAATGTTTATAATATGGGTAGTGTTGGGGTTGGTACTACAAACCCCGAGTATCATCTTGATGTAAGTGGCTCATTAAATGCGAAAACACTAATGTATAATGGGTCTTCAATTAATAGTTTAGGATTATCGGTAGGAATGATAGCGCAAGTACAACATTTGACATATACTAAAATGGAATTAAAAGATAATACAGGATGGGATGCCATCAATGAAGATTTGACAAGCGGTTTTGTAATTAAAATAACGCCAAAAAGTTCTCTAAGCAAAATGTTAGTTAATTTAATAGTTTTTATCGGAATGAGTACTTCAGCCGACAATGCCTGGTGGGGTATAAAACTATATAGAAAAATAGGTACCGGGCCTTGGACGGAAATTACAGGTTGTAATGGAACAGAAACAGGTTCGGCAGCGGCAACAGCAGGAACTCCTGTGTGGATATCAAACAATACAGGGATGGTAAGTTATAATGAAAGTATAACTAATGCTTCAGGAACTTATTTAGATTCTCCTAATACAACATCAACAGTATATTATACAGCATATTGGAATCAAAGAATTGGCGACAACCCGAGTGTTACGGGTCAAATGTATTTAAACAGAGCATCATCTCAAAATGATGGCTATAGACCAGCGCCTTCTTCAAGCTGGACGGTTGAAGAGATATGGTATGGATAATATTCTATTGAATCAAGAATAAGCTTGGATTAAAATGTTCTAATTTAAAAACTTTTAGATAAAAATTGATAACAAAACTAACCAATAATATTACTATCGCAGTCAAAGCAGTCAAAGCAAGTCTAAGTCTTACAGTCTTACCAGTCTCAGCCTATCAAACTTCAAAAAGCCTTTTCTAAGTTTTACCCAGAACAGTTTTAGGAGAATGTCCGCTGCTACCGCTACCACTCAGACATTCGCTGTCATTTTCAAGGAGCGTATGATGGATATGCCTGATGAGCTCAACGCTAAGAAGGATATTGATGAGTATTCTAAGAAGATTACCAAGGAAATCAAGGAAGAAGCCAAGAATAACAAGATTGAGAAAGCCGAAAAGAAGAAGGATGAAAAGAAAAAGAAGAAGAACAATCTGGACGAGGATGGAAATGAGAAGCCTAAGAAGCCTCTCACCAAGTATCAGCAGTATATCAGGGACAATCAGCAAAGGATTCGCGATGAGTTTCCCGAGCTTTCAAATACCGAAAGGTTCTCCAAGTTGGCTGAAGAGTGGAAGGCTTACAAGGCTACTCTTGAGAATGCGGAAGACGCTGGTGAAGCTACTGGTGAAGCTGGTGAAGCTACTGGCGAAGCTACCGGCAACGGCAACGGCGACGCCGATGTAACGGATATGGAGATTACTAATGTGTCCGAAGATGACGAGGAGAAGCCTAAGAAAGCAGCGAATGCAGCGAAAGCGGCTAAGAAGCCCAAGAAGGAGATAAAGCCCAAGGCTAAGGCCGAGGCCGATGAGTAAAAGATAGGTATGATGGTTATATAATTGATGTATATATTATCTATTTTTTATTTTTATTATATAATATGTTCTTTTTTATATTACATAAGATAAAAATTGACTGTGGCGTTATGGGACAATTTTATAAACAAATCGCGCGTGATGACGAAGTTTGCTTATGAGTATGAGAAGTACTTGTGCGATGCTGAGAATATCAAGGAGACTGTGATTAAATATGGTGTAGCAATATGTCCCATATTAGACACAGAAGAATGCGAGAATATGATAGAAAATAAATGGGAAGTATTGGAGAAATTAACGGCAGAGTTTGAAGTACCTATTGATAGGAATAATAAGGCGACTTACAAGCAGATTACGGAATTATTTCCAAATCACAAGATGTTGATACAGCATTGGAAAATAGGACATTCTAAATTGGCGTGGGAAGTAAGGCAAAATAAGAAGGTCATAGAGGCTTTTGCGAAAATATGGGGAACGGATGATTTAATTGTGAGCTTTGATGGTGCGAGTATTTACATTTTGGATAAACCGAATCGCGAATCTAATTCGTGGTTTCACGTAGATCAGAGTTATACGAGAAATAATTTTGAATGTATTCAGAGTTGGGTAAATGCGTATGATACGAACGAGGGAGATGCGACGCTAGTAATATTAGAGAATAGCAACAGTTTTCACGAAGAATTTCAGAAGGAGTTTAAAATTACTGATAAAAAAGATTGGTATAAATTGGCGAACAAAGAGCAGTACGATTTCTATGTAAATAAAGGGTGTAGAGAGGTAGCTATAAAATGTCCTAGGGGATATGGAGTATTTTGGGATAGCAGAACATTACATTACGGAAATCCTGTTCAAAAAACTGCGGCAGATAATTATAATTATAGATGCGTGGTATATGTTTGTATGGTTCCGCGAGCATTTGCGAAAAAGAAGGATTTGGAAAAGAGAGTAAGGATATTTAATGAGTTGAGAATGACATCACATTGGCCTAATAAAGCTACGCTATTCCCTAAGCTCCCGAGGACATATGGAAAACCCATAAAAAAAATCTGCGATATCGCGATGGACGAAGTAAGCACATACATAACGAGCGACGGAATGCGTCTAATTTAATGTATAGTTACTCAAAAACAAACATACTAAGCATACCTATAGTACCTATCGTACCTATCGTACCTATCGTACCTATAATAACCATATTATATTTGATATCATAAATAATCTCACTGAGTATTCTCAGGTAATATTCTTCTATATATTATTTTTTATATTTATATAATAGAATATGAGTACCTATGAAAATATTTCAGAAGAAGAAAAAATAGAGATAGAAAAAGGAATGGACGATAAGTTAGAAATATTAAAAAAGCTTAAACAAATATGTCTTATGTTAAAAGAATATGATTTAGATTATGATGAAGTTTGGAATGAATATTACAAACTTATGATACAGAAACTTCTACTTGATACACCTAATACAGAAAAAACTCCTTGGGGGTTAAGAAATAAGGACTTATATAGGAATTATAATTCTTTAATGGAAGATTATGAAAAAATATCAGAAAATCCACCCACATATTATGGAAATAAACTTTATCAAAGTGGTGCTCTTGAAGATTTTATAAATATGTATGCAACAAACGAGGAAATAAAAAAAAGATATCCAAAACTTAAAGACCATATTTTAACTTTGGTTTCAGATTATAAGGCAGAAATTTTAAAAAATAAATGGGAAAAAGAAAAAGCAGAAGAAGAAGGCCAAGGAGGAGGAAAACGAAAATCAAAAGGCAAGGGCAAAAAGGTCTCTAAGAAACCGGTTGTATCTCAAAAGAAGGAAAGTATATATAAGGAGATTCTTGGGAAACAAATGAAAATCTATAAAATGCCTGATTCTCGTAAGGAATATGTCAAATATAAGGGCGAATTACTCCACATATCAGACTACAAGGATCTAATGAAACAAAAGGCAATCGCAAAGACCAAGACCAAGGTAACCAAGGAAACGAAGGCAACGCAACAAAAGGCAATAGAAAAGACCAAGACAAAGACCAAGGAAACGAAGGCAACGCAACAAAAAGCAAAAGCAATAGCAAAATCCAAAACCAAGAAATAAATATAACACGCTGTATTACATAACTCTCATTATTTTTTTAACTCAAGGGCAATATCGGAGAATCAGAGAATCATCTAATCTATAGTATGTAAGGTAATACACAAATACACGAGATAATAAGGGGGACATATAAATACAAAGAGCTCGCATATTGCTAATAATTATATGGAAATATGTAAAAATATCAGCAATATAATAACAGAATATTTAATAAATATAGTAAAAGACAAATAAATACAGCCTAATAACGCTCATAACATATAAAAATATATATTGTTATTATAGAACAATAAGTAAAATGTTAGATGATATGACTCCCAATGAAAGGTATAATGATAAACACGCGGAACTTAAAGAACGGCAAATAAGATTGGATAAACTTCTAAAAAACCAAGGCTGGTATCCTATAATTATAAATACTTATAAACAAAAACTAACGAATAGCTATATAACTAAGGAAAATAAGGAAGAATATAATAAAACAATTGAATACTATGAAAATTTATTAAAAGATAATGAAACTGCCATCGAATCAATCAAAAAGGAAATCCGAGAAAGTATCCCCAATGTAACTGAAAATCTTTTAAAAGAAACTAAGGATTTAGGTTTAACAGGAGGAAAACGAAAATCAAAAAGGAATAGCAAAAAGGTAGCTAAGAAACCTGTTGCATCTCAAAAGAAGCAAAGTATATATAAGGAGATTCTTGGGAAACAAATGAAAATTTATAAAATGCCTGATTCTCGCAAGGAATATGTCAAATATAAGGGCGATTTACATCTCATAACAGACTACAAGGACCTAATGAAACAAAAAGCAATAGCAAAGACCAAGACGAAGGCAACGCAACAAAAAACAAAATCCAAAACCAAGAAATAAAATATATTCCTGTATATAATTTATATAACCCTCATATTTTTTTTACTCAGAAGCTTTCGCCCAGCTTTCGCCCAGCTCTTGCACAGCTCTTGCATAGCTTTCGCATAGCTTTCGCCCAGCTCTTAAATATGAAAGGCAATACACTACTAATACGCAGGATATAATAGTGTTATATTCGAGTCCTGTTATAAAGATGAAATAAGTAATGCGGTTATTAAATATTTTTAAAGCATATTATAGTAGTAATAGTAGTATGAGTAGTATGAGTAGTTCTAGAGATGTCAGTAGGTTGTTTAATATGAAATTATCATATATAAATGTATCTGGAAGAAATAATAACTGTTTTTATAATTCTATTTTTGAAGTACTGAAATCCAAATATGGTAAGGTAAGTATAGGTAGAACAGAAATAACTTCGGGTTCCAAGCTACGAAAAATACTTACTAAGGTTATGATAGTAGAAGAAGAGCATTATTTTGAAGTTTTCAAAGATTATTTGGTATTAGCAAAAAACATAATATCAGTATGCATAGAAGAAACTGGTAAGCAATTTAATAGTATGACAGACTTTGAGAAGAATAAGATATATAGCGATTCCGCAAATATGCTAAGTGTAAATACTACGGAAGTAGAGGCTTTAATAAGTAATAATATATTGAAGATAAATCTTGACAATACTAATGCCGCCAAAAAAATAATGGGATATCTAAAAGTTAAAGGTAGAATCCCAAATCAAATTGAGAAGGATTCCGTAAGAAAATACTTGCTTGAATATTTTAAACTAAATATTATAGATATTAGAATATCGCCCGATGATAGAAAAAAAATAACGAGCTATATTAATGGGAAACTTGATGCGATTATTGACGGTAGCAGTAATACTAATTTACTTGAATTAAAGCAAACCGTCATAAATATTATTAGAACACATATTGATAAAATCGGTGACTATATAAATAGCGAATATCCTAAAAAACTTAGCGATCCGCGAGTATCTATGCTATATAGAGATTGTAAAGAGTTCTGTATCATTCTAACAGATAACGAGCATTACAATGTTATGTCAATAGATAACCGCTTAACTTTTAGTTTAGAAGATTTACATAAATTGGTTGCTTGGAAATACGACGAGAATTTTAGCAACGCCTCAAAAAATGTCAGTTTAAGAAAAGTATTTGATAGCAAAAACCGTAGCACTTCCAGTAGCCCAATAATTATATAATTATGTCCTCTCCCCCCCCATCCACGCACCAAACACCGAGAAATAAAATATAATCCTACCCTATGACTATAATATTTATTTTTACTCAAGAGCGCTCGACTGCCTGAGCGAGGGTCATAATATCAATGTGCAGGACATAATCGTGCTATATGTAAAATGCTAAAATCTATATGGAGGAGGAGAAATGTATAAAATAGAAGCAATATAATAAATACAACCGAATAACGCTCCTAAAATATAAAAAACCTATTATTATATTAGAATAGTTTAATTCAATAATAAAATGTCAGATTTTTTAAAAGACATAAATATTAACAAAATAATAGAACTTATAAAATCAAGTAAAACTGAGAAAACAATAAGAGATAGATATTCAGAATATTTAAAAAAAATTGCAATGAGTCAATACAAAAGCTATATTGATGAGCAAATAAAGCGAGAGGAAGAGGAAGAGGAAGAGGAAGTGCAAGAGCAAGTGCAAGTGCAAGTGCAAGTGCAAGAGCGAGAGAAAAAGCCATATAATTTTATTCCACTTCCCTGTATTACATCATACTGGCCAACTATTGAGTATAAATTAGCATATGAAAAAATAATACAATTAATAATTGATAATACAAGAGATGAAGCTGAAGCCCAAACTTATATTGAAAATTTAAAAAGAATTACAAAAAATTGCAATAAATATATTGATACTAGATATAATGAATTAAAAGAATTAAAAAACACGAAATTATAATAGATGAATATGAACAGCAATGGCAACAGAAACAGGAACAGCAACGGAAAGAGAAAGAGCAACAGGAACGGCTACGGCAACTGCGACTGCTACAGGTACAGTTAAAGGAAGATTTAGATAAAAGTCGGCCCCTCCCAAAAACAACAACAGAAGCAGGAGAAGAAGCAGGAGAAGAAGAAGGAGGAGAAGAAGGAGGAGAAGAAGAAGGAGGAGAAGAAGGAGGAGAAGAAGCAGAAGCAGAAGCAAGAGCAAGAGCAGAAGCAGAAGCAAGAGCAAGAGCAAAAGCAAGAGAAGAAGAAGGAGGCCTAGGAGGTGGAAAACGAAAATCAAAAGGTAAGAGCAAAAAGGTAGCTAAGAAACCTGTCGTATCTCAAAAGAAGCAAAGTATATATAAGGAGATTCTTGGGAAACAAATGAAAATCTATAAAATGCCTGATTCTCGCAAGGAATATGTAAAATATAAGGGAGAATTACTCCACATATCAGACTACAAGAGCCTAATGAAACAAAAAGCAATAGCAAAGACCAAGGCAACGAAGGTAACGAAGGCAACGAATGTAACGAAACAAAAGGCAATAGCAAAGACCAAAACCAAAACCAATGCAACCAATGCAACCAATGCAACGAAGGTAACGAATGTAACGAAACAAAAAGCAATAGCAAAGACCAAAACCAAGAAATAAATATAGCACACTGTATTACATAACTCTCATTATTTTTTTAACTCAAGGGCAATATCAGAGAATCATCTAATCTATAGTAGCTAAGGTAATATATAAATACAAAGAGCTCCTATATTGCTAATAATTATATGGAAATATGTAAAAATATCAGCAATATAATAACAGAATATTTAATAAAATATAGGAAAGACAAATAAATACAGCCTAATAACGCTCATAACATATAAAAACCTATTATTATATTAGAATAGTTTAATTTAATAATAAAATGTCTGGTTTTTTTAATAATAGGGTTTTGCGAGAAAATGATTTAATACTGAATGCCCGTGAAAGTAGAATTCTAAACGAAGGTCTATTACGAGACAAAATATTTTTAGAAACGAATGAGTATATAAAAAATATATCTTCTGATAGATTAAATACTAATTTAACATTTAAGGAATTATTTAATAATCTTAATTTATTAAATGATAAATTTTTAAATTCACTTGTTGAATGTAGAAATGAAAAGGGAGATATTAATATTATATTAAGAATATCAAAATCTACAACAACTGGTAACTTTATTATATATGACGCAAATGGAACTAACGTAGGACAAAAAAACACCTATTATAATTATGTAACTCTTGATGAAATACTATATGAAAATGTATGCAATATTTACCAAATTGTATTTAAAAAGGGTGAATGGTCTCGTGAATACGACAAATATAATGGTTCTAATTTAGAAGGTGGAAAACGAAAATCAAAAGGCAAGAGCAAAAAGGTAGCTAAAAAACCTGTTGTATCTCAAAAGAAGCAAAGTATATATAAGGAGATTCTCGGGAAACAAATGAAAATCTATAAAATGCCAGATTCTCGCAAGGAATATGTCAAATATAAGGGCGATTTACATCTCATAACAGACTACAAAGACCTAATGAAACAAAAAGCAAATGCAAAACCAAAAGCAAAACCAAAACCCAAGAAATAAAATATAAAAATATACATACACATAATTATATCAATCATATAACCATCATATTCATTTTTTACTCATCAGCCTCGGTCTTAGCCTCCTTCTTGGGCTTCTTAGGAGCTTTAGCTGCTTTAGGTTCTTTCGGTTCCTTCTTCTGCTTCTTAGGCTTCTCCTCGTCATCTTCGGACACATTAGTAATCTCTGTATCCGTAGCCTCGCCGGTGTCGCCAGCCTCATCGCCAGCGTCTTCTCCAGCCTCTCCGTCCGCGTCTTCCGCATTCTCAAGAGTAGCCTTGTAAGCCTTCCACTCTTCAGCCAACTTGGAGAACCTTTCGGTATTTGAAAGCTCGGGAAACTCATCGCGAATCCTTTGCTGATTGTCCCTGATATACTGCTGATACTTGGTGAGAGGCTTCTTAGGCTTCTCGTTGCCATCCTCGTCCAGATTGTTCTTCTTCTTTTTCTTTTCGTCCTTCTTCTTTTCGGCTTTCTCAACCTTGTTATTCTTTGCTTCTTCCTTGATTTCCTTGGTAATCTTCTTGGAATACTCGTCAATATCCTTCTTAGCGTTGAGCTCATCAGGCATATCCATCATACGCTCCTTGAAAATGACAGCGAATGTCTGGGCGGTCTGAAAGGTCTGGGCTGCGGACATTCTTCTAAAACTGTTCTGGGTAAAACTTAGAACGGCTTTTTGAAGTTTGATAGGCTTAGACTTGTTGCGAGACTGGTAAGACTCGTGAGACTTGTGAGACTTGCGAGACTTTGACTGCGATAGTAATATTATTGGTTAGTTTTGGTGTCAATTTTTTTCTAAAAGTTTTTAAATTAGAACATTTTAATCCCAGGTAATCCCAGGTATTCCCAGGTAATCCCAGGTAATCCCAGGAAGCTATTTATTAAGATATAGGTTAAGGATATATATGATATACAGTATTATACCATTGATATTTAGCATATATATGATGTTGAATATATTTAAATTGTTAAATTTATTATATTTTTTAGAGAATATGATTCTTTTTCGGGAAGTTAGTGATGCAGTAAGATGAAAGGGCAAATAAAGGTCGCTTATAATTTTTTCTTTGTAGCAATAGCTTTCTTTAATAATATCCGAGATTTCGCTTGTATGAACGATGAGGCCTCGGATAATATCTTTATTTTTATCAATTATATAGGTATCTAATAATATTCTAAAGAATCCCGATAAGTGTTTTTGAGATATTATAGAGTTGTATGCTTTGCATTGAACGAGGTATATGTGATTGTCTGTAGTAGTGAAAACAATATCTATTCCTGTATCCAAAAGTATATTTGAGTTCCTCTTATATTTATTCCTTCTATATTTTCCCTTTATAATATCCAGATCATCGCTTTGTATTATTCCAGAAATTATCAATAAATCGTCGGGAACTTCTTCCCACATATAGATTTCGGCGATATCATAGTAATCCCTAAGCTTCTTCTTAACATATAGCTCGTATTCATATCCCTTTACGCAATTAAAGTTGATATAACAGTTTTTATTTTCATAATATTCATATTTTATCATAGCATATAATATATTTCGCTATTGTTTTAAGTAATAACAAGCGGGCTTTATTATGTTCTCTATTATTAAATATACGATACGATATAATGGCGTCGCGGGCTACACAGGCGTCGCCGAATAGCAAGATATCTTCTAATATTAAGGCGTCGCTTTTGGAGGGTTTGTATAGGGCACGAAAAAATATAGAGCGTAATAAGGATATCTATATGGATTCTGAGCACGAATTATTATGCGAATATTACAAAAAATATACTGCCCTATCTAAGCAGTTTGAGAGCGACAAAATCAAGATATCCTATAATACTTTCAAGATAGACAAGCATATATTATCAGATAGCCACAGCAAGCCCGATCAGATTATATTCAAGGATTTTAAAATAAAGTTTGAAGCATTTCGCAATAAATACAATAACAAGTTCATAAACGAGTTATATGTCTCAACGAATCCCGAGGATTACGCGGAATGGATAGAGGAACAGAACAAGTTTATTAGAGCTATGAGTCCCGAAGAAATATACACGCTACGATGTCATACGCACGATGGCGATATAATAGCTAATTATTTTATTAGAAACGGCTTTGTAATTGATAAGCATATTGATGATGTCGGCTATGAGATTCAGAGAAAATCCACGCTAATCGTAGAAAAAGCGCAGTTTAAATCTAACCGCGATTATATCCTGTTTTATTACCAGATTAAAGAGTATTTATACAAGAAAAACGCCGAACTCTCTAAATTGACGCGAATAGAATTGGAAGAGTATATAAAGGACGAATATAATACATTTGATTGGGGCAAAATACTTCTATTATATATTCGCGATATCAATAATATATTTGAAAAATGCCCGAGTGTCAAAAAAACACTCGTAATTTACAGAGGCTCTAATGACGACTATTATCTAAAGAACTCTACGCGCGGAGTCCATATAACGAAAACATTATCCAGTCATACGCTAAATCCAAAAGTTGCTATAGGATACGCCAACATTCAATGCTGTATAATGCGTGTCAAATTATCTGCTGGATGTAAAGCAATTTTAATAGACAATATCAGCGGATACGAAGAAGAGGACGAGATACTCCTGCCATTCAACACAAAATATTACATAGATTACGCCAGGCACTCAATAAACTATTACAAAAACAATATAATATGCCCTGACGAAACGATGTCTAAGAAAATAACCGTTACCGATTTAACCGTAATACCGCCACGGCGGCCGAGGCAGGCGTCGGCTTCCGCATCGCCCTCTCAGTATTATTCGGCAAAATCCAAGTCTTCTGCTTCCGCGAGTCCCACGAGTTCTAAATATTATTCGGCAGCATCCGCAGCATCGTCAAAATAGATATGTTAGTGATATGTATTGTAAAAATAAATTATGACACCCTCAGCGGGGCTCGAACCCGCGACCACTTGGTTAAAAGCCAAGCGCTCTACCGACTGAGCTATGAGAGCTTAATAATATATAGTAGATATTCCTTATATGTCTTTCGTAAATAGAATGAACCAATTTTGTTGTTCCCACGATATCGTATATTTAACATTGATATTTTTTGCCAATTCTTGAATACTTTTGTAATCGTGAATATAATAGAATCGCTGAATAATATTTTCTCTATCAAGTTTCCAGCTAACATAATTAGGGCCCGAGACAAAATCTCTGCTATCGCTCTTACTTCTTACATCAGGAACTATCAAGTCCTGGGAGTCCTGGCAGTCCTGGTCGTATCTGCCTTGGTCGCCTTTGCGATATTCTTTGATGTCTTCTAAGTTTTTTTCTTTTGACCAGAAAGATACGAGCAGTTTTCCATTATTATCCAGACAATCGCATAAAATCTTGATGGCGGCGATTTGTTCTTCAAATGTTTGTAGATGATGTAGGACGGCGATTGAGATAATCTTGTTATATTTTTTATTAGCTTTGAGATTCAATACATCTTGATAATATACATTGAGCCCTTTATTTTTACAGATATCTAATAAATTGTCAGAGATATCAAAGCCTTCGCTGTGATACCCCAGCGATTGTGCGTATATCATATTTTTACCATTGCCACACCCACAATCTAACAAAGTATTTGCGGTTCTTCCTTGGTCTTCAAGCAGAAATTGTTTGACATTGTTCCATATTCTTACACGAGAATTGTCAAATACTTTTGAGATAATGTTATATTGGGATGCGATAAGTTTATTGTGACTGTTCATTTTCATTACAGATAATATAATATATTCTATGTTTATATAGTATAATGCTGTTATTATATTATTTATTTGTGAATGTCATATGGGGCATTTCTCCAATATTTGAAAAATATTTATTGAGAAAGATAAACATCCTATCATTTATCATAATAGGTTCTGGTATCCAATTTTTGGCTGCATTACTTTTAATGTTATACTATGATAATGCGTATATTATCAAGGATGCGACTATATTGCTGAATGATACCAGCATAATAACGGGGATATTTTTTATAACTATCTTATTATTTATTTCAAAATATCTATATCTATATATCGTAAATAATGACAAATCAATTGCCTTAGTTGCCATATTAACCTCAATATATCCCGTGCTAACTCTAATATTCGGCTATCTGTATCTAAACGAGACGATAACGGGCGAAGAGTTCCTCGGCTTTATTCTCATATTACTAGGAATATTCCTAATAAACTACTCCAGCAGCAACAAACTCCATATGATATCCAAAGATGTATAATGCCCAGAGTGTGTTAATAAAAAGAATATATTTAAATTATCTACTTAGCCTTTGGCTTAGTCGCAGATTTAGCTTTTGGCTTAGTCGCGGATTTAGCTTTTGGCTTAGTCGCAGATTTAGCTGTGGGTTTAGCCTTTGGCTTAGTCACAGGCTTGTTTTGTGATTTAAGAGCTTTAGCTTGTGAAACAAGCTTCTTATAATCAGATACTGATATCAGCTCTCCTTTATATTTGATATGCTCTTTACGAGAGCCAGCAACCTTGTATATACGCCTTATTTTACCAAGAATTTCCTTGCTTTGAGGAACAGAAGGTTTTAAATTATTTTTTTTACGGAAGCCACCGGCTTGACCAGACGAATTTGCTACATCACTTGTTTTTTTAGCTAATATAGGAAGAATTATAAGCAAATTTACAATTACATATAAAATCATTTCTATATTTATAACTAAACCAGGAATATTGTCATTTTTAGTATAATTACTACTAACAAATTCATTTAGCGCATCAAGATGTTCATCATCATCAAGATTTTCTTGCAAAATGTCTTCGCTGATAAAAGCTGTGATGAATGGTTTATATTCTTCTACATACTGTTTTTCAATGTTAATTATTGTTTTATTATTATATTTATTCTTATCATTATCATTTTCCATATATATTTTTATAGAATTTAATTCACCAATAGCTTCCTCTAAAATTAATAATCCAAAAGTAAATGATGTTATCAAAACCTTCAAATTAGTAATCTTATCGTTAGGACTAGTACGTTTTGCTAAATCATCTTTATAATATTCGTTTGTAGCAGATATTATACCTTGCATATCATCTGTAATTATCTCGCTCTTTTTTTTTAATAACTTATCTATTAAATCAATTAAAAAATTTTTATCATTACCACTTAACGAATTACCCGACATTATATCCTTTTATATTCTAAATAAGGAATGAGATTTTAAATTATATTTATAGGATATTATATAATAAAAGGTATTTCCCGGGATTCTCTAAAAATATCTAAGAAATATTTGTGATATTATGAATAAACCAGCGGGGAATATTATGATATTGAAATATCTCGCGTTCTCATTTCATTATATGTTTATAATCTATACGATTTATCCTTATTCGCCCTACAATACTCATATAGCAGTTGCCGTATATATATCGTGGCTATTGAATAATAATTATTGTATATTATCACAGATAGAGTATAGACTTTTTGGCGAAACTTACATATCTAAGAAAGTAAAACCGGTTAGCAAGAAAGAGAAGCTATTACTGGCGATGTCCCAACTATACCGTTATATAACATAATATATGGGGGAGACCGCCCCCAACGCGGTTTTATAGTGGGGATGGATGAAGTGTTTTGAGAGGCTTACCATCTATTTGTAATATCATAAAGGTAATATAAATAGCTCGCGATAGCCTTTTCTATCACCTTGACAATAGCTCGCGATAGCCTTTTCTATCACCTTGACAATAGCTCGCGATAGCCTTTTCTATCACCTTTACAATAGCTTGCGATAGCCTTTTCTATCACCTTGACAATAGCTCGCGATAGCCTCTCAATATTTATTATAAAAATACTTAGATTAACACAGAAGTTATAGAGACACCAGAATATTCATATTTTTTCATTTTTAAATTTGAGTACATCTCTTGATTTATTTTGTAATTTCCAAAAAACTTTTGAAATTTTTGAAAAAACAGAAAGATGTACTCAAATTTTAATTTTCAATTTTTAGAAAAACCCAGTTCTTTTTTAAGACACCATAAAGGTAATATAAATAGCCAGCTATTGCATTTTCTAATACCGCGCTGGGGGCGGTTTCCCACACTATTATAAAAATACTTAGATTAACATAGCAGTTATAGAGACACTAGAATATTCATATTTTTTCATTTTTAAATTTGAGTACATCTCTTGATTTATTTTGTAATTTCCAAAAAACTTTTGAAAATTTTGAAAAAACAGAAAGATGTACTCAAATTTTAATTTTCAACTTTTAGAAAATCCTGGTTCCTTTTTAAGACACCATAAAAGTAATATAAATAGCCAGCGATAGCCTTTTCTATTACCTTGACAATAGCCCGCGATAGCCTTTTCTATTACCTTGACAATAGCCCGCGATAGCCTGTTCTATCACCTTGACAATAACCCGCGATAGCCTGTTCTATCACCTTTCTGTAAACCCGCGTTGGGGGCGGGCTCCCCCACATAAAACCGCGTTGGGGGCGGTTTCCCCCATAGGGCTCCCCCATCCCCACATCTCCGGCAATTTAATATTATAAATAGTAGAATATCTATATTATTTTATGGAAAAACCAGTGATCACCCTTGACAGGTTTCTCTCTATCTGGATTTTTCTTTATACTATTCTTTATTTATTTGGAATAGTTCCCTATAATCCTGTTATTCTTATATCTATTGCTCTCTCCTTCTTCCTTATCTCTCTGTTTATCATTATCCCTCGTTTGAATGAAAAATCACTTCTTACCTATTATATATCTATAAATACCCTTGCTAAAATAATCCCCTTGCTTCTCATTATCAATCGCTTAATAACCTTCCCTGATATCATCTTCTCTATCCTATTTATCCTCTTCTATCTCATTTATATGCGTATCCTGAACGTTAATATCTTTTCTATTTATACCGATTATATTGAATTCATTATTAACAGCGACACAGCTAATGATGGTGCTATCTATCATTATTTTAATAAACTTTATTATTATAAATATTCTTAGATTATCATAGCATTTATTGAGACACTGGAAACTCTTTATTTTTTCAATTTTAATTTTGAGTACATCTCTTGAATTATTTTATAATTTCTAAAAAACTTTTGAAATTTTTGAAAAAACAGAAAGATGTACTCAAATTTTAATTTTCATTTTTTAGAAAAACCTGGTTTCTTTTTGATACATCATAATGGTATTATAAATAGCTCAATAGCCTCTCAATAAAACCGCGTTGGGGGCGGTTTCCCCCATATAAACATATTGCAGGTATTAATAAGCATATATTATGAATATGGAAAAGAAGATTAAGATTGCCTTTCACGACAATCAGTTATGCGAGAGAGGAACTACGGTTTCGCTATATGATTATGCTTATTATAATAAGTATTATTTGGGGAATGAGAGTATAATTATGTATTGTAATAGTCATCAGTATAATTTCCCAGATGTAATAGAGAAGTTTAGCAAGGAATTTACGCTGAGGCCTTATGGCAATTGGCAACAAGAAGCCGACAATATACTTAAAGAGGAAAAATGCGATATTTTGTATATGCAGAAGGCAGGTGAGTGGGACAATAAAATAGCTTCAAAAGAGATATGTAAAACTGTCGTCCATTGTGTTTTCAACACCTATTTTCCCCACGGCGATGTCTATGCTACTATATCGCCCTATGTTATGTATGAAAAAGGCAATACAAATATCCCCGTGGTACCGTATATGATTAACTTGCCGGATTTGCCAGATAATATAAATATGCGGAAAGCATTAAATATTCCCGATGATGCCGTGGTATTCGGGAGACACGGCGGATACGACCAATTCAATATCCCACGCGTTCCTGAGCTGGTCGTCAGTATTGCCAAGAATAACCCTAAGATATACTTTCTATTATGTAATACGCGACCATTTTACGAGAATATTCCTAATATTATTTATATAGACAAAATAATAGATTTGAACGAGAAAGTGAAGTTCATCAATACTTGCGATGCTATGTTGTGGGCGCGAATAGATGGCGAAACCTTCGGGCTATCCATAGGCGAATTTTCAAGCAAGAACAAGCCTGTAATAGCCGCCAAGATAGGTAGCGATGCGCACTTTCATTTACTGGGAGATAAGGGAATATGGTATAACAGTTTAAGCGAATTACATAATATCCTCACGAGCTTTAACCCGAGCGTAGAAAAAACGAAAGATTGGAATGCTTTCAGAGACTATACATATGACAAGGTAATGGATAAGTTCAAAGAAGTATTCATAAAACCTCTTGATATTCGCGCAGACAAATAAAATGTTGTAAAAAAGTAAGACAAAAATAAGAAAAATAAGACATAGATTATGGCCGATTATTTATTTATAGATATACGAAAGAGCGACGAAGTATATTCGCGACGCTTTGATAAATCCTATAATTACGATGTGTATTATATCCCTATGTATATGATAAGGTTCAATGTGGATATGATAAAAGCGCATCTAAAATACAAGAAGGAGATATATATAGTATGCAATTCGGCATCCCGCTCGCAATTCATAAAGAACAAGTATTTTGCCAACGACCGTAATGTAATTGTCAGCGATTCTCTTCAATACAATAATTTATCTCAGGGAGTCAATACGGTTTCTTTACAAAACAATACTGTAAAAATAAATGTAATAGGAACCAATAGCTTCAATCTCTATAATATTATGAGAATAACCCAAATAATTCTCGGTTCCCTCATATTACTCATCGGCAGCTACACGCTATATGCTACATATCCCTATAAAAATATAAACAAGCTTCCCTTAATCATATTGATACTCTTCGGTGCTATGGCATTATTCAACGGCCTAACATCAACCTGTACCATATCCACAATATTCATAGATTCCCTCAATTAGGCTGAGCGGAATATTTTGTCAATCTCTGTGTCTGTTATGTATTCCAATTTATATTTATTTCGCAATATACTAGTACCTTCATCATCTCTATATTTTTTATTAAATATATCATTGATATATTCCTTATGCAAAATGCTCTTTATTATTTTATATATGACATCGTCATATTCCTTATTCAATACCTTAGCAATATCAGAATATTCCACGGCCAAAACATTAGATAATAAATAATTTTCGTCGCTCCTGCTCCAATAACTATTCTTATATTTCTCTATTACATCATCGACCGTAAAATATATCACATTATCTCCTTTCATCCCTTACATAACCATCTATATATTATATATTATAAAGATTTATTATGAGCGGGCTAATTGCGGAGTATGTATTTATAGTCGGTTGTCATAAAGCCGTTGAAGGATGAACTGGCAGCCGTAGTATATGCCCCGAAGTTCTCTACATATACCCATTCGCCTACTACCAATTCGGGAAGCATTATTTCTTTCGCTATTAAATCCATACTATCGCAAGTGGGCCCGAAAATCTTGCTCTTATATAGTATCTTCTCATTGCGTTCATTAAAGGGCTGTATGATAGGATTGTTGTGGTCAAAATAGATACAATTGAAGGAGCCATAAACACCATCATTAAGATAATAAATAATTATTTCTTCCAATTCGCCCGTATCCTTGTTCAAATATTTCTCGCGTTTTTTGCCGATTACATTGAGGACGAGGATATGCGATTTTTCTACAAAATATCTCCCGGGCTCGGCGATGAACTGAATAGTCTCTTCTTCTATCTCGGTGGCAAAAAACTCCCTCTGAGCGCTCGTGATAGTCTCGGCAATCTGGTCAATATTTATAGAAGTCTCTGAATAGACTCCTGGAAATCCGCCGCCAATATCTATGATATTAATGTTGATATTATTTTTAATCGCCAGGTCGTAAGCTTCGCGACAGGTTTTTATAGCATTATAATAGTTATCGAGAGAACGGCAACCGCTTCCTACATGAAAGCTGAAGCCTACGAGATTCAAGTTTAGAGTATTCATAAGCGTCATTAGTTTCTCCACATTTTCCAATTTACACCCGAACTTTGAATTAAACTGACAGATGCTATTGCTATCATCTACGGCCAAACGCAAAAGAAGTTTAGAATACGGATGATACAGTTTAATCTTATACAGCTCTTCTTCGCAATCAAAGGTCATCATATCAACATCATTAGCGCGAGCATATTTTATTTGCGAAGACATTTTGCAAGGATTAGCGAAGATGATTTTATCAGGGTCGTCGGTATATTCTATGACAGACTTGATTTCATTCTCTGAGGCGCAATCAAAATAAGTCCCGAGACAACATAGTAAATCCAGGATGACGGGATTCGGATTGCATTTGACGGCATAATATGGCTTAATATTCGGAAAATTCGTAATCCATTTCTCATACAATTTAATAATTTCCCCCAAGTCTATGATATAGAATGGCTGTTCGCTCTGATTATTTTTAAGGAAATCATTTATTATATCATATGTGGTGTATTCTATACTAAATAACTTGACATTATATTTTTCCAAAAGCTGATTATTAAAACTCATTACTCCTCGCACCTCTAATTATTTTAATTACTTGTTTAATTACCCATTTGTTTATATCATATTTATATGATATTTATATCATTATTATATCATATTTATATGATATTTATATCATTATTATATCATATTTATATGATATTATATCATATTTATATGATATTTATATCATTATTATATCATATTTATATGATATTTATATCATTATTATATCATATTTATATGATATTATATCATTATTATATGATATCAGACAGGATATCAGGCATTTTTCCAGAAGTCTTCTGCTGTAATAAATTGCATTCCCATTCTAATAGCAGTAGTTTCGTCGGTTTTTCTATCTCCTACAAAGATACATTTGGAAGGATTTAATTTTAGAGTTTCTACGAAGTTTACAACTTGCCCTACCTGCGGTTTTCTACAATAGCAACTTAGCGGAAAGGCGCTATGGGGACAATAAGTAATATTGAACTCTTTTTCTTTCAATCCCAGCATTTCGCGAGTCTTATTCATACAAGCGATTACCTGATTTTCGCTAACAATACCCTTAGAAATGCCAGACTGATTACTTATACCGAGCAGTTTGTATTTGTTTTTAAGAAGAGCCTTCAATTTTGCTCTCTGTTCTTCTAATGATATAATCTTCATTGGCTCAACTTCTTCAGGAATTACGGGATATTTATTTTTAAGATGTTCGGTATATCGCAGAGTCCCGTCTATATCAAAAAATACTGCCTTATTCCTGTATTTCCGCCCATCCCATTTAATAGCTGGCGCCTCTACCGTTATTACATTTGCAAATCCTTCGGCAATTTTTGGAATCTCTATCTTTTTTCGCATAGCAAACAAGGTAGCTGGAGGAAATACATTAGGGTCTTTGTGAGCCTCTGTATTTTTTTCGGCTTTGCCAGTCATATAGATGCGTTTATATCTATCAAACATCCTATGTAATGTTTTAACTTGGCTATCTTCAATAGTATTTACAATATAATGCGCTTCTATGGGAATATTAAAGCTCTGTGCTAATTTTACAAAAGGCTTTCTGGTATCTACTGTAATATTTGTATTATCAATAATTATTTTATAGTTATTTTTAGATTCTAAAAGTTCCTTCAATTTTGGTAAAATATCAGCTATTGCTCCGCCTAATGTATCGCGCGATAATATGATGCCATTTTTAGAATATTTCGCTGCTATTTTTTTGGAATATGTAGATTTACCAGATGCAGGAAATCCTACGATGACTATGATTTTCTTTCCTTTATCCATAGTTATGATATTAAGATATTTCCGCTTTACTATATATAATCATTTTTTATATACCCGCGTACTTAAAAATGTCCTATATTTTGCAATATAACTGAAAAATTGATTAAAATTTATAAAATATAATCGTCTAACAAACCAGACCATAGCAGAGCGCCTCAGTAGCGCTAACACATCCCAGGAGCCGTCAAAAGCCATCCAGGAGCCAGCTACAAGCCAGCCACAAGCCAGCCGTAAGCCAGCCGTAAGCCAGCCCAGAAGCCAGCCCAGAAGAGAAATATATTGATGACCGGTATGTTTAAGGAGAACTATTTGACAGAGATTCCCCTTGATATTCTGGAAATGATTGATATGTATTGGCGTCAAGATGATTACAACATCCATATCAAGACCGAGAGAGATAATTTTAGCTGGCGATACAATAGTTTCATTGACGACAGGATGCACAAGAGCGTATGCCGTTTGAATTATGTATATAAGGCCGGTGTGGATACACCCGCCTTTGCAAATCGTCAGAAGATTGCCGAAGAAAAGCTGAAAAACCACATTGATGATATTATTAAATATATGAAGATGCCGAAAGTCAAGAAAATCCTGAGAAATAACGGAATCTATAATGCCAAGAAAGTATATGAACGGAACAACCCGGGAAATAATAGCCCCGTATCCAATTACGAGAAAGCCCTGCTATCTCAATATATATTCTCGGCATATTATACCATCGTATATGCAATCAGAATTGAGAGGTAATCTGTAGCCCTCTGTATATCATTCTATATTTTTATATTTTTTGCATCGTAAATAAAAAATTGATAGGGCATATATAATAGTATATAAGAGACATACGAGACCGCAGACGACGGACGATAAGAAAGGTAATGTTTGAAGAGAATTATCTTCACGATATTCCGAGGGATATTCAAGAAATGATTATGGATATTTCTAAGCGTCGATATTGCGATATATATATATCATTTTGGAATAATTACAGTAATACGAAAGATAGCTTTATTAGCAAGAGAATGAATAGAAATATCCTGAAATATAGTCAAACTATTAAAAATGTCGAGATTGATTCAGAACAATATACGAACATTGAGAGTTATGCTTTGACTATCTTGAAATCTCATATAACACGATTAGTGTCAAACTTGAAAAAAGCGGCAATTATAAAAATCCTATATGACAATGACATATATGATGCAAAAATAACATATAAAAAGAAATATGCGAGCGATGCAGGCATAATAGATGATTATGAAAAAGCGTTGCTAATTGAAATCATTTATAATAACTATTATTACAAAGTATTTATTACAGCACACGAGATTTAATAATCAAGTTGCGAATAGCCGCCTTTGCGTCGGGGTTTTTTGCCCTTTTTAGCGGAGCGTTTTCTGAAATTCGCAGCCATCATTAATTTGTCAAGCATAGATTTAGCACCCTTATTTCTTTTTCTGCGTCTACCGCCATCTTGAGATATATCCTTGAATTGATCGAGAGATTGGAATTTATCGTGCATTTGATTATTGAATTGATCGTGCATTTGATTTTGGAATTGATCGTGGGTTTGATTATTGAATTGATCGAGAGATTGACCACCTCTGTAGCCACCCGTTACTGATAGCATTTTAGATAAGTCAAACATCGATGGGTTACCGCCTCGGCTACCGCCACGGTTACCGCCACGGCTACCGCCTTTTCTACTGCAGCTGCTGCCACCCACTTTCGGGGACATCTCAGCAGGAGGAGGAGGAGGAGTAGCAGGAGGAGTAGCGGGAGACGCAGGAGACGCGGGAGAAGCGGCGTCGCCGTTTGCTACATCCGAAGTTGATGACTTACCGGCGGCGGATTTCTTAGTACCGCTGGGACCAGTCTCAATATTTTCCATATTGGAGAAAAACTCTTGGAGGAACCCACCATATTTTCTCGCGGTTTTTGAACGCGCCTTTTTGGCCTTCATAGGCTTGGCGCTTTTCGCAGACTTAGCAGCTGCTTTTTTGCATAATTTGATGTAGCTTTCTACGGATCTCATTTTCCCGAACCCTTTAACATATAGTTTGGTTCCCTTGTATTTCTTATAAATGCACTTTTTTTTTCCTTCAATAACTTTAGTTTTGACTTTTTCGTACCCAGCGACACTCATTCAATTCTTCTTCTATAAAATAAAGAAGAAAATAAATAAAAATATAATAAATAAATAAGGAAAATATAAACATCCTATGTTAAATTACAATACAATAAGCTTAGAAGAGAATATGCAATATATTTATTTATCTATTTTTATTATGTTATTTATTGTAATTATATTATTTTATTTGAAAGAAACTAACCGAAAACATTATAAATTGTTTGAAAAATATGGCGAAACGAGAGGAGGAACGCAGATATATTCTAAGCAACAATTAAAATTAGATCCGACACCTCTATTTTATCCCAGCAAAGATGCAACAGTAACTCTTAGACCCTGTGAAATTAGATTTAACAAAAACGGTTCAAGTAAATATATTTTTAAAGATGGCTGGGAGGAAATTGCAACTATTAATAATAATACGATAGAAAAGAGCATAGATTTAAAATATGATAACAAGATACTAACAAAGGAAGGCGCAAATAAATCTGATTTCAATAATTTCAGTGAAGAAAGCAGATGTTTTAAGTTGAAAAATGAAGATAATGATTTAAACGCACATAAATACTCGGAAAATGCCTTGATATCATATAATGATAATAAATATACCACATTACAAACAGCGGATGGAAGCAAAAAGGAATATATACAGATGAACTTTAATCCCTCGCTCGCCGAAGAAACCGACTATCACAAATATGCTATTGAAAGCGTATGTAGCTATACTTATGATACTATTCTAACACCACCCTTGAAAAATGTAGCCTTATATCGCTTATTTATAAATGACGAAAATATCATTCAGAGCATTGATAAAATTGAAATAAACGCAGCTAACAATAACATATTTGAAAGCAGACCCTTCTCTCTCACGGAATTATTAGACACCAGTTCAGCTAACTATTATTACGATACTAATAGCAATGCTTTCAAATTTAAAATTAATAAAAACGACAAGATACTCGGCATCACGATATACAAGTTTGAAAGAAATCTCTTGTGTGATAAAGAGGAAATAATATCCTATGATAATTTGATAACAGATGATACAAAGCTTAATACGGTTGCTCTAATAAACATAGATAAACTTATTGAGCCCATTGTTATAAATGATACCGAGCTTACCGCAGATATTCTGGATAAATTTAGAACACGCGTAGGTAATAATTATGAACCGAAGAATTTTGCGAATAAAGAAAAAATCTTAGAAATCATTAAAAATCACATAGATACTCGCATTGATTCATTGAATGTTCCTATAAGAAAAGAAATAGTAGTTAAAAATGCTGAGCTAAAAGAATTAGAGAAGGTTAAAAATGCTTTTGCCGACAAAATATCTACCATAGACAAGTATATAATAAATATAATTACGATGGATGTGTTGAATTACGACGCTGAAACTAAGAATTTCTTGAATAAATATTTAAAGCCAGGAAAAATATCCTATCAAAAATATGTTGAAAAGAAAATATTAGAGCCTAAAATAAACGATGACAAATTGAAGGCGACTCTCAAAGATAATACAAAAACGATTGATTATGCTTTCGGTGGCAACGGACAAATACTCGCAACGCCACATTTTCCCGATGCTCACCGTATTGATAATGCAAACCAAACCCTATCTCACGGCTCCTGGACTATACAATCATCATTAAAAACAGTAGCAAATCAGGGACTAAGCGCTATATTAAAAGACAGCACGAGGCGTGTAAAAACACAAACAATTCAAGGAACGCGACAAGTTCCTATATACCGTAATGTATGCACTCCTGTTCGTACAGGAGGAGAAGTTTATTTTTATAAAAACGGCTATTATGGATGGCCTAGGGTTCAGTATGGACCCGGTAATTATGATGTTAAAAGTTTGGATTTAAGTTCATTTAAGAATAGCTCTTCTGTTGTGGACTTCGGTAGTATTTTTGTTTCTTATGGAATGGAAGCTACCTTGTATTATAATAATGGCAGGAGATTGGATTTTGATTTTAGCGACGATACATTATTTCGTTACCAAATGAGAGGCGGTATTAAAAGTTTTGAAATAAAACATAAAAAGAAATGTGAGGATGTTCACGATGGAGGATATCGCACAGAAGGAACAGATGTTAATCATAACAGTGCTTATGGAGCAGATGGGATTAATCCTGAGATAACTATAACGATGTCGGCGGTAAATTTTATATCGGGTTTTGAATTTTATGGAATAAACGGGTTATATAATACATCTTGTAATGCTAAAAATATAGAAGTGTATGGGAAATATCAAAATGCAAAAGGAGCTTGGATAACTACAAAAGTATTAACATTTGTTCTGCCTAATTATGCCAGCTGGGATTACTCGCAATTTTACAAATTGGATATACCAGGCGATTATAAGCAGATTGTATTTAAAATAGTAAATAATTGGGGTGATAGAAGTTCAACAAAAATAGGAAGCATTACTTTGTACCACCACCCTATTACAACTAACGCGAAAAGTATGAATTTACCTACAGACATACCCGTTAAAATAAATGGCATTAATCATAATCTAATTGCTGGCGATTATAATATGAGTGCTGATATAAGAAATAAAATCTATACTTTGACACATAAGCAAACCGGTAGGCAAATCGCAAAATTTGCGAATGCAAATAACCTCGTAATATCTTACGGCGTACCCAAAGATATGCATTCGTTATTGAAACACAATAAGGATAATATATCATATGCCAATATTAAAAATGACATACGAGAGAATGATGTTGCAGATAATTTGATATTGCTTACGGCTAACAAAGACCTGGATACATATGAAACATATAAGATAAAGTCATATGTGTATAACAATATAAATTATAGGCCTAATATTAAACTTTATGATTCTTCTAAAAAAGAGATGAGTAACACAAAATACAAGGTGCTTATGGATGATTACCCCAAAAATAAAAATGTAATTATAGTACTTAATATATATATAATCGTGGATATATCAATAACTGGCGCGATATATTTAAAATCTACTAAGAATAATAACGATTTATTTGAATATAATAAAAAAACTGTTAGAGATATTAATACAGCTATAAATAAAAGTATAGCTGATTCTAAGAATGCTAAGAACCTCGATGATTTAAAAGACATTTTTGATATAACTGATAAGGAGGATGAGATAGATGATTTGGAATTATCATTGGTAAAAAAGAGCGCTGTTAAAAAGGACGCATTCGGCAAAACCATATTAAGTATTAGAAGAGATATTGAAGAATACATCGACGATATAACTATAAATAAGCTGAAAAATACCTATTTTAATATGGCTAATATAGATGACTTAGGAGATGATAATAACGCCAAGGTATATCATAACGAAATAAATATTACCGAAGCCATAGGAGCCGGTGCCGGAGATAAATATAAAAAATATATATCATATCAGGATGTTCCTTCGGATTTAAGAACACCGAGTATAGAAAAAGTACAAAGCAACGAGATATATGATGTAAGAGATTATGCCAAAAAATACATATATTTTACTGTAAAAAGTAAATAGAAGCACGAGGGAATATATACTGCTATGTAATCTCTGTAATCTCTGTAATCTCTGTAATCTCTGTAATCTTTGTAATATTTATATATATATATATTAGAATTGACAATAGATAAAATGGATAAAATGAGAATGAAAAGTTCTGGCAAGGATTCTTCAAGATCGGCAAGAAGTACGAAATCTGCTTCTGCTCCCCGCTCATCCTCTTCGAAAACATCTAAAAGTATGGTGAAAAACTTTATGAAAGGCTTGATGACTACCGAAGAGCTTATGAAAAAGAAGGAAAATAAAAATAAAGGGCTCGTTAGATTGAATGTCGTATTATCTCCTGGCGATTTCAAGAACAAGTTGAATCCTGAAATGCTAATTAATAAGGAGTTTGATGATATAGTCAAAAGATTAAAAAAAACTAATAATAAACCGCTAAAATTTTAGAAAATTTAATAGGGATTATATTTGTTTATTATATCTTAACCATTTCCAGTATTTAATAGTAACTCTATTTAAAAATGTGCGGAAATTGGTGTTAGTAAGGGTAAAAAAGGCATCGTTTCTTACTTGATCGAAGGTATCCATATCTACGAATGGCGAGCTTGTAGGTTTTATATTTTGATTATTTACGGTGGGATATAGAACAACTGCTTCTTCATTCATTATTCTTACAAACTCTTCTTCGTGTTTGTTAAGAGTCCCTACATCAAAGATGTTCTGTACATTAATATGTTTAAATATATTATTAGGGCTTGAATCATATATAGGTATTCCAGGTGCGTTGAGTGTATCCTCCCATTCAACTATTTTGTGTATTCTTTTTAAGTTATATAATAAAAGGCATTTTATTACATTACGATAGGCTTCTACTCCGGTACCACATTTATTCATTACTATATTAACCATATCCTGTTTTCCGTCAAGAAGAGCAACAATATAACCGCGCGGATTATTTGCTGGTTTATTAGTTAGAGGGTCTAATACTAAATTATAATCGTCCCATAATTCATCTAAATCTCTCAACTCTTTTTTTGCCTCAGACATTATCAATACCGAGAAAGGTATTTTTTTTCTTTCGGCATCTCTGTGTCTTATCCAAGAAGGAACAAAATAAGACGGTAGCCACTTCTCAACCGCAGCCTTGCCTTTTCTATCATCTTCAATAATAATTTCCAGACGCTCTTCAATTTCAATTTCTTCTGCAGTTCTATCAAATATAGAACGTCTTTCTGCAGGATTATAATTAGCAGGCATACTCGGAGCACGGCTTAGAGGTCCATATGCGGCGCCATTAGCATTAGGATTAGCATTAGCATTCGCATTACCATTCGCATAATTAGTCCCGAGCGTTTCATTTATTAATTTTTGAAATGCAGGATATTTACCAGACATTATTATATTATTATTCTATTTATTTAATAGATATTAAATATATATATTATCAAGATTCCAGATTTACCCCCATAATAATTAGCAATTGGCAAGCATATCTTTATACATATAAGTGTCTTTAAGGATATATCCGAGCTTTCTATAATAATTTCTTACACCTGTTCCGCTAATAATAGCAATTTTGGTATATCCTTGTTCTTTTGAGATTCTCTCAGCTTCTTCTATTAATCTCTTGCCATATCCCTTGTGTTGATAGGAGGCTTCTATATTATTTCCAACATTGCTAAGATTTGAATAAACGTGTAGCTCGCGAATTAGCGCTGCATCGTGCAATATAGGAAGTTGTGTATCTTTATCTACGCCTGCGACTCCTGCGACGCCTGCGAGGCGAAGCCTAATAAATCCGATTAAGTATTTGCCATCGGATTCAAAGGATATAAAATATTCTGTGCCACCGCTTGCGATATATGATGTTATATCAAGGTTAATGCTCGAAGGATTTACGCTTGTATCTTTAATCTCTCGGCATCTGATACAATTACAGCACCAATTATTTTTTTTCATATCATCCTGTAATAGTTGGCGCATATTGACATATTCGTGCTTATATCCGCCAGATATATAGGTAGATGGGATATCTCTGATAATTCGGTTGAGCCTCTTCCATTTCTGTACTTTTTTCTTAAACTCCTTAATCAATTCGTAAAGCAAGGCGTCGTCGTAAGGCTTATATTCTCCGCTATCATACCATTCTTTGATTTGCGTCCAAGGAACAATAGCCGTCGGATATATTTTGTACTGGTCTACTTGCAGTCTCTCGTCATACAAGGAGGCTTCAAGCATTTCTTTATCCATCTCGTAAGAAGAGCCCGGTAAATTTGGCATCAAATGAATATCAATTTTATATCCATTATCCTTGAGAAGTTTAATAGCCTGATAGACCTTTTCTATTGAATGGCCTCTCTTAATTTTTTTGAGGACATCATTGTGTGTATGCTGAACCCCGAGTTGAACGCGAGTACAATTATATTTCCTGAATTCTATTATTTCCGCGAGACTGATACAATCAGGGCGTGTTTCGAGTGTAAGGCCTATAATATGTATTTTTGCATTCTCATTCAAGGATATCTCTTGTTCTAACGAGAGCATCTCGCGTTTTTCATAATATGTATTTGCAGCATAATAAGTAGCCGTTATAAAATAATCCTTGTAATTTTTATGATAATTAGACCAAGTCCCGCCTAATACGATGATTTCTAATTTATCTACAATATGCCCCATATTAATCAGAGCATCTACACGCGAATTAAATTGTAATACTGGGTCAAACTTATTATCGTTGGCTCTCAGAACAGCCGGTTCAGTATAAAGATACGAACGCGGTTGATCCACCCAATTATTGCCGGCGTGTGCTTTTTCATTCGGACAATAAGCGCAATTGTGGCGACAGCTGAACTTGCCTACTACTTTATTTCCTGCGTCGTCTATATATTCAGGAGTTCCCGAAGTTAATATAGTAATTACTATGACACCTGAATTGGATTTATTTTTTTTCTTGGTAATGAGATTTTTAATAGTAAGATTATCAATATTCAGAGATTTATAGAAATAAATAAGGTTAGATTTTGACAAAGATACTTTGACAGTTCTCTGAATATGCTTCTGAAACTTCGTAATATCATCGCTTGTTTTAATAGTATCTATATTTTTCAAAAACTCTGCGGAAATTCTCTTATATTCCTCATCTGTATATGTCCGGCTCTTGTGATTATTATTATGCCTAACAATATTCTCGATATCAGCAATATCCTGGTTATCCTTATTCATAATAACTGCAATAACAATGTATTACCACAATATATATCATATTAAATCAATTTTTATTCTGGAGATGGGGGATGGGGGAGACCGCCCTATGGGGGAGACCGCCCTATGGGGGAGACCGCCCTATGGGGGAAACCGCCCCCAACGCGGTTTTATCAGGAGGCTATTGAGAGGCTATGGGGGAAACCGCCCCCAACGCGGTTTTATCAGGAGGGTTATAGAAAAAGTCGTCGCTGGCTATTGAGAGGCTCGTAAGCTATTTATATTACCATTATGATGTCCTAAAAAGACACTGAATATTTCTAAAAATTGAAAATTAAAATTTGAGTACATCTTTCTGTTTTTTCAAAAATTTCAAAAGTTTTTTAGAAATTACAAAATAAATCAAGAGATGTACTCAAATTAAAAAATGAAAAAATAAAGATATTCCAGTGTCTCAAGAAATGCTCTGATAATCTTAGTATTTTATAATAATTATTGCGAGGCTATTGCGGGCTATCGAGAGGCTCGTAAGCTATTTGTAATACCATAATGATGGATTAAAAAGACACTGAATATTTCTAAAAAATGAAAAGAATATTTTAGGCTAAAATATAAAAAAAATGATATAAAGCGAAATAGTATAAGTTATTAGCAGACTATAATGTCAAGTATAATGAAAAGTTATGATGATTTAAACGACTATATAAGATCTTTCGACGATAATTTTCCCGAAGAATATGACTATCTTGCCAAGAAAATTGACGAGCTTATTTGCGAAGGGTTTATTGAGACAGCTTTGTATAATGATAAGGTATTATATTCTGCCAAGAAAAGTTTAAGAATAGAAGAATGTAATAATATGGAAGACAATATAAAAAAATCAATCCTGCTCCTTCTTATAAAAAATAAACATACATTCTTTATTTTGCAAAATACACAAAAAGGAAAAACCAAGATTGTTGTTATTGAATTGAAAAGATGGGCTCAGGATAATACAAAAAAGGTAGTTACATTTTACATAGTAGATAATGATAAAACCCTATCTGATCAATCCGTTGATAGTATTACGAGAAACTTTGAAAAAATAAATGTTAAGATTTTCAGTCTCAATAGTAATACAAAGGTTACATTTGACATTATTAAAACATATATTGATGCTTACGCAAGCGATACAGAAGGTGATTATCCTATGCCTATCATTACACTCCTTTGTAATAATAAACAGTGTGAAAAAATGCTTAAGTTATTGGCACATATTGAAAAAAAGGTTTCCGTAAATAATTCGCAACTTAGATATGCTATGATATGGGATGAAGCGGATAAGACTTATCCGCAACTAAGAGATAAACCTTTTACTATAAATAATACTACTATTACTTGTAAAACTTTTACAGTAGAAAATACAATTGCACTTTATAGATTAGGATTTGTAACAGCAACCGATGGTAATTTATTAGACGAAGATTATCCGGAGTGCTCAAATGCATCCTTATATAATGTAGAAATATCACCTGAAGATCAAAAAAATTATCGCGCTCTTCATCACGAAGAATCAATAACTCACATTATGCCTTTTACATCAAAACATACACACAATTCATATGCTATTGATATACTAGAAAATAACAAGGAACATTTTACTACACCTATTGTTCTTCCTACAGGAGAAATTTATTATAGAAAAATAATAGCCATTTCAAATCATAGAACAAAAGATATGGATGAGTTTGCAAAATACTGTATTTCAAATAATAATTATTATGCCATAGTTTTTAATGGTAATAGTGGCACGAGCATAAAAATTTATAGTTATGAAAATGATATCCGTGTTTACAAAACAAAGGGTTGCAAATTTAACGAGTTATTATATTATTTGTATAAAAAGCTAAATCTTAATGATAAGCCAATTATTATTATTGGTAGTAAAAAAATAGATAGAGGCGTCGGATTTCATTATTGTCCTAATAATGATGACGAGATAGTTATTGAGTGTGTTCCAAAATTAGGTAAGCTAATTAGCAAAAATAGAGACGGTCTTGTTTGGTCGGATATCATCTTAGGAAGAATAGATAATATTGCTTCTGCATCGCAAAAATCAGGACGAGGATCGGGAAATATCGGAAATTCACCACAATATTCTGGCAAAACTAATTATTGGATGGATGAAGAAACAGAGCAAAAAATAAGAAGGCATAACACGATGGTTGATAAAAGCAATACTTTTATTGGCTATTCAATTGGTATGGCTGTTAATGAAGCTAAAAATAATCTTCCAGAAATAAAAGCAAAAGAGCCAAAAAAAGGAAATAATATAGTAGAAGCTCCTGTATCGTTTAAGACACCCAAACAAGCATTGGATTACTTGAAAACTATTCCTGGATATGAAAATATTAAAAAGGAGGCTAGTGCATTTATAGAGAAAGAGGGGTATATTATTTCAACAAGATTAAACGCGCATTACAACAAGAAAAAAGAAGAGCTTGAAGCTAATGACAGACTTACATTTGATATCTTTAAATCTATACCATTAGGTATGTGTATTTCGGCAGGTGAAGTGGGGAATAAATATGTATTATATCCAGTATATAAAGATATGTCCGATAAAACTGTAATGTATTACCTTCGATATTATAAAAAATCTAACAGCTCAGAGTAATTTTAACATCTCTGCTTCTGTTATCCATTTATCGTCATATTCAAAACCTTTGGCGTATGATATGTAATACTTAGCACTCTTAGCGCTCTTGGCATTCTTAGCATTCTTAGGATATATTACATTCTTTATCCAATAATTATTTTTTAATTGTAAGCCAATATATTTGTCATACTTAGGAGCGTGTTTTTCTGGTTTGTCGGGCTTATCGGGTTTTGTCTCCTTATTTTTTATAATATAGTCATATTTTTGGTTGTCTTGTAATATACCGTGTGCTCGTATGTCTCCGTTGAGATATAATAGAACTTCGCTTACGGCATTTCCGCGATTATCAATGCCCCACTTAGACCTATGACCTTTTTTGCTATATGAAGTGTCTGCACTGACAGCCGTTAATTTTTTACTGCGAAGAACAAGAGGGCAATCTCCGTGTGGTCTGTGGCCTGATATAATACTGTGGATACCTCCTTTATTTAAATACTTTATAACCTTGGCATTTATATATCGTCCATTCCCATTTTTAAGATTATCAGAATAAACTACTGTTTTATTGCCAGAAGGAACGGCATAATCTATTATTTTATATCCCTTGCGTTTCTTGCTTATTCCTCCATATTCCGGATTTGCAATATATTCTTTTAAATCTTTCTGAAACCACTTATTAAGACCAGAAACCCATTTATTTACATCATCAACTATATTTTTATTGTTAGGAATATAACCAATATTATTTTTATTAACAGCGCCGTGAACAAAGATATGTTCCCCAAATATATAAGCTATCTTTCCGTTTTTTAAGTATTTAAGCATATAGTTATCATTAGTATTTTTGATATTCTTAGGATGGGGAGATACAGAGTTCAAGAAGCTCGCAACTATATCATTGTCGCTAATTGAATCAAGGCTTTTATTTAATATAATTGAAAGCTCTTTTCTCCTTTTGTCAAAGCAACCATTTGAACCCATTGTATAGTCCAATATATATTTTAATCGGCTTACAGAATTAATCTTTAAATTATTATCATTCAGATATTTTCTTAATGTAATCCTCTCTCCCTTATTAACCCAATAAGGGAAATTATCATATTTCGCCAAATATTTACTTTCTGCTTTTATATCGCCCGAGTCTATTTTTTCAGACAATTCAGAATATATGCGTATCTTGTTAGCATCCCTATTTCCTATTATAAACTCTACACGATCCGGATATTCGTCCTTAAATTTTAATAATAAATTGACAAATCTTATATCACCTATGCCACGGTCCTGACAATCACCCCCAAATACGAACATACTATCTTTTTGTTTAAAGCGTAATCTATTTTTTTTAGAATCTACCCATTCAATAACCTTTGATATTCTAACATATTTTTCAAAAAAATCAAGATTACCCTCGACATCAGTAAGATACGCACACACACTCACTGACCCTTTACCACCCCCGCCCCCATTGAGAGGGCCTTCAAAATTACCAAAGCCATTTAATATATTAGTAGAATTATGAAAAGTACCAGCAAGAGCACCACCCCGAGTAGCACCAGGAGTACCAAGAGCAGGAGGAGCACCAGGAGGAGCAGGTGTAGTAGAATCACCAGGAGCAGGAGGAGCACCGGGAGCAGGAGGAGCACCGGGAGCACCAGGAGCAGGAGTAGTAGAATCCACAGAACCAGACTTATCAACTGGATTAGCTGAAGTAGCTGGATTAGATTTAGTAATAATAGCCTCTTTTTTATCAGCTTTATTTGATTTATCAGTCTCTTTTTTTGCATATAATTTTTTAATTAAAGTCTTTAATTTACCATAGTTATCATCACTACTATTTTCTTTTTTGCAATTATTTAAATCTTTACAAAATACTATATAATTAGCTATAAAATAATATAGGATTTTTGTTTTAATATCAAATATAATGTTTTCAATATAATTTTTATACAAAGTAATATTACTGTATTCTTGCCCCTTTTTTGCATCAACTGATGGCTTATTCGGTAATTTTGTCAATATATTTTTTATAGTTTCAAAAAACTCTATTATTTTAACTAAAAATTCTTCATATTGTTTAATCTTTTTTTCAATCGTCTCTATCTTTTTTTTTATCTTATCTAACCCTTTATTTAAATCATTTCTGCGTATCTTAAAATCCCTTATAGCCCTAATATATTTAGCATACTTTTTATGAAACCCTTTAATTTCTTCTTTAAGCTTAATATCTTGTTCTTGATAACTCATTGTAGCTTCCTCTCCGGCTTCCCCGTCTTCCACGCCTGTTATGGCTTTCCCGGCTTCCCCGGCTGTTCGTTCATCTGTTGCTCCTGCTGCTCCACCGGATATCCTCGCCACACGGCGATATATTTTGCAGCGCTTAGAACCTCCTTTTGCTACGCCTTTTGACCTTCTTTTAGAGCCTCCGGTTGTAACTCCATCTGCTACAGCTTTTTCATCTGCTACAGCTTTTTCATCTGCTACAGCTTCTTCATCTTCTTGTTGTTTTTCTTTATTAGCTTCTTCATCTGCTATTTTTTTTTGAATATCAAGACGCAGGTTCTTTTTTTCTTCAAGAATTATTTTTAAATCTTCAAGTTTTTCCTCTTTAGCATCTATTTTATTATTAATTTTTTCAATACATCGTTGCTTATTAATCCTGTCATTCTTTTTTTCTTCAATCTCCTTCTTCATAATAGTAATATATTCTTGATATAGTTCTTTGTAATCTTTTAAAAACTCGTGGATATTATTAAAATATAGCTTTAATTTATCATTATCAAAAACACCATCATCACTATCTATAAACATTTCATAATATACTGATTCTTTTTCTAACACAGGCAATAATTTATCAACATAATCCTTATTTTCCAAATTATCTAAACCTTCTTTTATAACAATCATTTCTTCATCTATAACCTTTTTAATATCGTCTTGATTACCTCCCGGCTTCTTTTTATTAACTTTCTTTTTTTCTTCGACTTCAACTCCATCTTTCTTTTCTCCTTGTGTTTTGTCTTCGACTTCAACTCCTTTTTTCTCTTCTTGTGTTTTGTCTTTGTCGTCTTCTTCGCATTCGTCTTCATCGTCTTCATCGTCTTCATCGTCTTCATCGTCTTCATCGTCTCCTTTGGCTCCTTTGGCTCCTTTGGCTCCTTTGGCTCCTTCGGCTCCTTCGGCTCCTTCGGCTTCATCGGCTTCGTCTTCTTCTTTATTTTTTTCGTCATTTGCAATTTTTACTTTGTCGGAAGCAGCTGCTATTTTTCCCATTATAAAAACTTTTAAATCTTCATAATTACCACAGTTTGATTTTATAGTTGATTTAATAATATCGTTATATTTTTCAATTTTAATCATAGTATCCTCCAAAACTCCTTCATCGCTATTATTATTTAAGTGAAGCAAAGATTTAATTATATTTTCTATAGCATCCTTATCAGTAGTTTTAATAAAATTATTTATATCTATTCTCGGTATTATATTGAGTAGATAATTGTGAAAAATATTTTTATATAGCATATTTTTAACATATGTTATAATAGCCGATTTGTTTAATTCGTTATCAAAATAGTTTTGAGGATATGTATTTATTTTATTAATAATCAACTCCTTTTTAGAATTAATTAGCTCTATTAAATTGATATAGATATTTATAGTTTCTGATTGCTTATCGTCTATTAGTAATTTAAAAATAACAATACCATTTTTTATAGCATTCAATTCTTCAGACAAAAATCCCTCTTTAATTCCTCCACCGCGCTGTTGCCGTTTTCCCTTTAGGTCTTTTAGGCTGCCCTTTTTAATAATCGTATATAAATCTATATACTTTTTATTATGTCTAATGTAATATCTATTTTTAGAAGTATATATGGTTCTAAGCCTATTATAAATATGTATCTTTTTATTTGTATTAATCATATTTATATACAAAAATCGCTATACTATTATATATTGATAAAAATTATATAAAACAATGGGCATAATATATATTTAAAGTAGTCAAAATGGATAATGTATTGAATAATGTCGGATGCGCTGTCAACGCAAGTGATAGCCCTGAAATCCAAGAAAAAAAATCAAAAGCCGTCGTGAAAAATGTAGATACTAACAAGGTTCTTGAATATTTTAAGGAATCTATTGACAGCACAAATAGCTATACTCTTGACGAATATAAAAAGCTAATTACGGCAGCTTTTAAAGAAGCTGCTAAGAAAACAAGCAAGCGTTCGAGCAAATCCGGCGAAGAAGTTGTAAAAAGGGAGCCGACAAAATACAACATTTTTGTTAAGGAAGAGATTTTGAAACTGAAGGCAGAAAACCCCGACAAGCAATATAAGGATTTGATGAAAATGGCGGCGGACAAATGGAACGAAAATAAATTGGCTGTCTAATAATAGAGAATATCACAAACACGCGCACATATAATGGATAATAATATAAAAATGCTAATAGTCGCGGTAGTCTATTTAGTTTTAGATGTCGTATGGATATTTTTAAATATCCGCGAGCAAAATGAAAACATTATAAGAATACAAGGAAAACAGACGGAAATCACATATAAACGAGTAGTCTATATAATAATTTGCTATATATTAATCTTGCTATCATTATTACACATCGCTATACCTTTGACATTAAATAATATCGGCAACAGCGACGATTTACAAACGAAGGCCTATAAATCAATCATATATGGCGGAAGCGTGGGATTTTGCATATATGGCATATACAATTTAATTTCATTGATAATTTATGAAAAGTTTGAAATTACTCTGGCTTTAACTGATACGGCTTGGGGATGGTTTATATACTCTTTCATAACTTTCTTATACCTTCTCTTGAAATAGAAGCATATGTATTAGATATATACAGAGCATTGCCAATATCAAAATCAATATGATTAAATATAAAAACCCGGCGATAAATACTGGCGTCAAAGGAATTGCCAAGAAAATATTGGCTATTATGGCTATCAATAACAATATATAAATAGGGCCACCAGAATAATCCATTATTTTTAAATTATTATTGAAAATATTTAAATTGCCAAAAATATTTAAATTGCCATTACTATTATTATTTTTTATCAAATTATTTAAATTAGATAATTCTTGACAACCGTTACTATCGTTACTACCGTTACTATCGTTACTACCGTTACTTGCAGTTATTGCTTGATTACTAATCATTGTATTTAATAGAGATAGCTCGGGACAGCTCGGTGTGTTTGAATCTGTATTATATAAACCCTTGCTTATATTATTTAACTCCGTACATTCATTGGTATTATTGGTAGTCATATTAATATTATATTATAAGTTCTATTATATTATAGTCTTATTTTTTATTTGATTTAGAACTTTTAGAACCATAATATAGATTATACATACTATATAGAAAATATATAAAAAGAGAAAAGAATATAAGTATCATTATGATATATACTATCATACCAGTTATACTTGCAGTTCTGCTTACTACGCAATAAAACGATGTATCTTCGATAGGACATCTTACTACATTATTTGAACCCGAATTACTCATAAGAGAAGCGGCGCCTCCTGACATTACTCCACTTGCCGTTCCTTCAAAAATACCTCCCGTCGCTCCACCGGCTGCACTTCCAGCAGCACCTCCGACGGCACCTCCGGCAAAACCACCTGTCGCTCCGCCAGCTCCACCAGCTCCACCAGCTCCGCCCGTACCGGTGCCTCCAGTACCTGATGCAAGTTTAGAAGGTTTAAATTTTTCATAATTATTCTTTTTTTCATTCGTAAACATATTAAGGTGGTTCATATATATTCAATTTTCTAATATAAACATAATATTATAATTTATAACTTACTGTGTATTAGCGACAGGCGTCTCAGAATTATTATACAAATATTTTACTATCGTATATAATGTCATAATGATTATAATAAAGATAGCGATATATGTAATATTATTTATATAATCAAAGGCTTCGTATCTCTTTAAAACAGATGTTGTCTGTTTAGGGAACATAGCATTTATATAATAGATAAATGCAAATAAAGTAAAAAATATACCAATACTTCTAATACTATCTCTTAGTTCATCTTCTTCTTCATTCTTAGTTTTCTTTTTTTTTCTACCACCACCCCAGCCCCTTCCGCCGCCCTTAAAGTTTTCAAAAAAATATTCGGAATATTCTTGCATTATATTATTATAATATAATATAATATTAGAATATATATGTCTAATATTGTAGAAACATTTGCGATAATATTAACGATTATTATTAGCACGAGTATTATAGTTTGGGTTATAAATAAAAACAGAGGTTTAGATGTCAATTATAACAATTTAATAGAAATAAACAGCTCTAATATATCAAAGAACAGCGCAAGCAAAGCAGGCAACGCAGGAGGCGCCAAGCCGAGCGACAAATGCACGACTACTTGCGATGCTTTGGATCCGGTGAGTGATCCGAGATATAATATGCAGCAAATAATTAAACAATCCATATTATTGGAAGAGCATTTAACAAATAAAAATAAAAGATGTAGGGATTGTATTACCAAACACTTCCTACATATAATAGGGTTAGCAGAAGAGGCGGAAATGTTGGCAACAAATCAAATTGAGAAATATCCTCTAATTAAAGAATCTGTCGTGCTATACAACGAATTATTTAAAATATGGATTAAAAATAAGAATCTAAACAATAATAATGACGATTATATCCTATACTGTACGGACAAATTGAGAAATCATAGAAAGCAATTGATAGTCCTATATTTTTTTAACGAAAAATATATGATTAAAACAGACAAATCCGAATCTCACCAAGGATAAGCCCGAGCCTGAGCCCGAGCCTAATCTTGATACATACTCAGGTATTTAATTGTCTTATATGTCGCAGCGTGATTAAGAACCGCCTTAATGTCTATTATAGCACTGTTATGGGCTTCAAGGTGATGCGGGTGGATTTCGGAACCCATTTCAATATTAGGATACGAACAGGGAAATGTCGTAGCAAAACTATTAGCCGTTGAATATATTGCTACATCAGCAACTATCTGATATTCGCAAGAAGAAAAATCGTATTTTCCATTTATATAAAACTTATTAACTAATTTTTCCGCTCCTTTACGAGAAATTATATACATACCGGCACAAGGAAGCAAGTATCGCCATTTAATAAAGCTCTCATTATTTTTAAGGAATAACTCATTATATAATATGTTTACAGTATTACCATATGATATGCACATCTGCAATATCTCAAAATCTTTCGGGGCATCTTTGATTAGTTCCTCGTAATTTATATTAAAAGGCAAGAACATATCATCTTCCATAATAACAAACCACTCATTTGCTCTATTTTTTTCGTCTTCCAAGCCGGCTTTCATAGCCTTGATATGACTAGATATACACGCGAACTCATATTCGCAATTTACGCACCCCGGATGCTTACAAGTAAGTGGTCTCTTGTTTTCCAGTAAATCATCAAAATCATCGGGTGATATAGCAACAACTCTTTGATTCTTAATGCCACGGCTATTAAATTGATTTTCCATAAATATCCTCCGCTTATCGCTCCTGTCAAGATTAATCCAATAATGTATTAATGACATTCTAATAGATTTAATATGTATAAGGATATGTAATATATTTATAAGTTTGCAATATAATCTTATATGTATATATCCTTATCTTATATATATCTTTATCTTATATATATATATATCTTTATCTTATATATATATATATATATGTATATTTTTATTGTGGTATAGTAGTTATATTATTTTTGTTATTATAAGATAAATGAAGTTAGAACTTAAAAAGTTTGACCCTACTAAAATTAAAAGCGATTCAGTCGTTGTTTTTATAGGCAAGAGAAACACCGGAAAAAGTTATTGTATGAAGGATATTATGAGCTATAATAGAGATATACCCGTAGGCGTCGTAGTATCCCCCACAGAGAGGGCCAACGGATATTTTGAGAAGTTCATACCTAAAATGTTAATATACGACGACCTGGAAGAGAAGCTCGTTAGCAAGTTTTTAAATAGACAGATTAATATTACAAAGGATAAAAAGCGTGAATTAGAAAAACACGGCTCTTCGACGATAGACCCGCGAGCCTTCTTGATATTAGACGACTGTATGTATAACAAGGCTTCAATAAAAGATAAAAATATAAGATGTATTTTTATGAACGGTCGCCATTACAAAATCTTCTTGCTTATAACTATGCAACACGGCCTCGGCTTACCTCCCGATTTACGCTCAAATATAGACTATGTCTTCATATTCCGAAACAATATAGTAAAAGAAAGAGAGAAGATATACAATCATTATGCCGGGATGTTCCCTACATTTGATGTATTTAATCAAGTGATGAATCAATGTACCGAAAACTTTGAATGCCTCGTAATAGATAATAAAACGCAATCCAATAATATTAATGATAATGTATATTGGTACAAAGCGCAAGATAGTAATTATAAAATGTGTTCGCAAAACTTGTGGGAAATGCAGGCTCTTCAAGACCAGAGAGATTTAATGGGGCTTATGAATGACGAGGAAGAGGAGGACAACGAGGATTTTGACCCTGGTGTTTTTATGAAAAAGAAAAATACAAAATTGATAAAAGTCAAAAAAAACCAAAAATATTAAAAGAATATTAGAAAAATATTAAAAGAATCGTAGCTTTTTGTTTTTAACATTATTGTCATTATTTATAACTATCTCTTTAATCTCGCTACTCTTCCCATAACCCCTTCCCGTTTCAATAGAAAGCTTCCTTTCAATATTTTCATATGCCTCTTTTTTTTGTAATAAACTATATTCATTACCGGTTTCGGCTCTTTGTGCGATATTAATAGGTAAAAGTGTGCCTTCCGCTTCGTCCGCTTCGTCCGCTTCTTCCTTATTATTTTTTGAATAGAAAAACCCGCCCTTTTTATAGATTTCTGTTTTATACTCATCATTATCTGTACTATTACTAATAGTTATAATATTACCCCCGTTTTTAACACTATTTCTATTTTTCTCTATCTCATCCTCATCCTCATCCTCGTCATCATCGTCATCGTCATCTTCTTCATCTTCGTTATCTTCTTCATCCTCGTCATCTTCATCCTCTTCTTCATCTTCATCTTCATCCTCTTCTTCATCTTCATCTTCATCCTCTTCCTCTTCTTCATCCTCGTCATCTTCGTCCTCGTCATCATCTTCGCCCTCGTCATCTTCGTCCTCGTCATCATCTTCTCCCTCTTCACCCTCTTCATCATCTTCTTCTCCCTCTTCACCCTCTTCGCCCTCTTCATCATCTTCTTCTCCCTCATCATTATCATTATTATCTTCCTCATCATTATCATTCTCATCATCTTCGTCGCCGTCTTCGCCCTCTTTTCCGTCATCGCCGTCTTCGCCTTCTTCATATTTTATATCTTTTTGTTCAACAGTATCTTTAGCATTGCCATTGTTGTTATTATTTTTGTTTTTTTCAACATCTTGTTTTATAGCAATATAATTAGCTGACTTTACAGGCTCTTGAGGTTCTTCTTCGGGCTCTTCTTCGGGCTCTTCTTCAGGCTCTTCTTCAGGCTCTTCTTCGGGCTCTTCTTCAGGCTCTTGAGGTTCTTCTTTAGGTAGAGCAGTAGCTTTAGTAGTAGTAGATTTTTCAGATTTGCTCTGTTTAGACGATTTAGTTTTGCCGATGTCTCGTTCGACATCCTCTTCTATGGCATTATTCTCGATATTATCTTGTATTTGTTGGAATATATCGTCAAATGGGATGAAATCTCTAAATGTTTTTTTAATAATTATTCTAATATTCTCTTCTATGATATTCAAATTATTTTGATATTCAGAATCCTTGATGTTTTTATTATTAAATAGATAAGCATTTTTCCAAGAGAATATTGAGATATTTATATAGCATTTGTGGATGAAATCCTCAGCCAGCGGTATTTTAATTTTGATATTGCTGAACTGGTCTTTGTACTCGTATATTTTTATTTTTATAGTAGTTATTATAATCATTTTAATAAGGTCAGGCAAATATTTGCATTTAGTTTTCTTTATAATTTTTTTGTATTCCTCATATATAATATTATTATTCCATTTTTTGATTTGTATTAGCTCTTTCTGGAACTCTTTAATACTCCCTTTAATTTTAGAGCAATCACACCATATATCATATATGCGCTGAGATAATGGTATAGCTATTACATCCTGTATATGTTCAATATATTCATTTCTAGTATCAATAAGACCCTCCATATATATATTAAATAGTAAATAGTATTCTTTATATAGCGAAAAAATTATAGTATTCTTCTTATACTAATTTAAGGGACTACATGTAATGAATAAAAAATAGAAGTAACATAAAAGGTATCATTAAGATTATAATATTGACAGGTTGCTCCTATACCATAATTTCCAGGTAATAAATTAGATGGAATAGTATAATAAAAATCAAAAGTGGTAAAACCAGTGGTGGTATTATACCAATAATAAGGCCAAAACCATCCTTGGCCAAGATTATACCATGCTCTAACATAAACTGTGTAATTGCCACCGGTCCATTTTTGTATTGAAATTTTAATCTGGTCTCCTGCTTTTGCTTGTAATATTAAATTTTGACAATTTATAGAAGGAGGGGAGCCAGACCCAAAAAATTGTATGTTATTAAAAGTTGAACCGCCGAATCTTGTTAAATTTGTACCACTTGCACCTGTTACACGCAGGTATAATCCATTGGTTCCTGTCAAAGGGTAACCAAACATATACTGATTTGTCTGTACGGCAACGGGAGGATAACTAACGCCTGGTTTAGTTTTGTTGTAAAAATTACTTAACGATATCTGTGTTCCTATATTGGGAATACCAGATACGCCACTAGTATAACCAGTTAAAGCATTTTGATAATATTCACTAAAATTTATAGGAATAGTTCCGCCAAAAACACTTTGTAAATTAGCGAGAGCTATTTGTCCAGAAGCAGGCGTTGTACCCGACATTTACTATAATATTTATCTATTTAATATTAAAGTTTTTAATTCTCTTAATTCTTCCACAATATTTGTATATTTCTCATTTAATTCGCGTAATTCATTTTCTATATTTTTATTTTTATTATTTAATTCTTTAATTCCTTGTAATAATATTGGTGCTAATCTGTTATAGTTAAGAGTTAAATAATTTTCGCCTGATTTAGATATCTTTTTATTTGTAGTTGAGTCATACATAGTATCAAAAGGTGCCAGATTAATTAATTCAGGATAATGCTTCTGTATTTCTTGTGCACTTAAACCAATTTCATCCTTATCTTTGTCATAACCAAAACTTTCGCCTAAATCATTGCTATTATATTTAAACACATTTATTTCATCAAGCGTGGGAAGAACATCCTTAATATAACTTTTAATATTTTTTAATCTTTCATCAGAAAAATATGCTATTACATCACCATTTGATAGTATATTACCGCCGCTAACATGTAATTTATCAGAGGGAGAAATTGTTCCAATACCTACATTTCCATCACTTCTAAAACTAACAGAAGCTGTTTCATCATAACTATTATGTGATAATAATAAATCTAATCTTGTTCTACTATTAACTCCCGAGTTTTCATATCTACATAATTTAAAAGTTGCTTTTGCTCCGTGCGCTTGTCCTGATGTACCTTGGCGACATAAATGTAAAACAGATTTGGGGTCATTTAATACGGTTGTACTTGTTGCAGTAGGTTGCGTAATAGTTAAAGGAGCTTCACTGTGATCGAAAGAGTTTCTATCAGAAACTATTGGATTAATTATTAATTTCGATTGTATATCAACATCCGTACCAATACCTATATTTCCGCCTTCGCTGATAGTCATTCTTCTTCCATAAAGACCACCATAAGTATGAGTATGAAAATGTAATTTTTGAGAATAGTTACCAACCAATGTTGTATTTTGAATTTCCATACCAGCTACAATAGTTGTACTTAACTTTTTACCAAAAAATTGACTATTTCCAGTTCCTGAAAAAGTTGATAAGAAAAAACTATTATTACCAGCATAAACATCGCCATCAACATCTAATTTGTATGCAGGTGTATTTCCAATACCAACATAACCATTATTATCAATTATTAATACATTAGCAGGCGCGGTAGACGATATTCGCAAAGTTTCTCGCCATGTTGCAGCAACATTACCGGCTCCATAATCACCCATAACTAATTCAAAATTAGTATTTAAACCAATTCTAAATTGTCTTGATGTTCCGACAGTAGTACATTTTTCTAAAACTATAAAACCATCATTATTTGCCAACGAACCATTACCAATAGTTAAAGGAGCAATTGGTGCGGTATTTCCAATACCAACATTTCCCCCTGCTAATATTCTCATTCTTTCAGTACCATTTGTTCCAAATGCCAAAGCTTTATTTTCATAATTATATATATGTCCAGTCTGGTCTGTTTCCTTTATTATATGTAATCCACGATTAGCGGCCCCTGTTGTTGTACCATCTGTTAATGCTAATTTAATTAATTGCGCTGTTCCTGTATTATGTATATGTAGATTATTTTGAGAAACAGGATTAGTTATCCCAATACCAACATTTCCACCAGCAGTTATAGTCAATCTTTCTGTTCCGTTTGTCCCAAAAAACAGGTCATTATTTTGATAATTATATAAAAAACCACGACCATCAGATAATTTGCCTACAATAGTACCCGAGTTCGAATTCGTTCCTACAGTTGTATCTGTGAATTGTATGCGTACATCTTGAGCTGCGGAGTTCTTATGTAAATGTAGTTTAGCAAAAGGTACGCTATTTGTTCCAATACCTACATTTCCGCTTGCGTCAATTATTAATCTATCAACTGCATTTGTAGTAAATCTCAGTTCATTTGCTGTGCCATTTCTATAAATTTGATTATTCATATCATCGCCAAAATCTAAAACAGCACCGCTTCCACCGATGCGCATTGCGCTTTTTATATGTAATTGTCTCTGTGGATTATTTGTTCCAACACCCACATTAGCAGCTTTAAATGTTAATGAATTATAATCAGTAGTATTATAACGATGTATTAAATTATATTGAATATTTTCTGCTTCTGTATAACTTTGTTGAATTTTTAAACCCCAATTTGCGTCAAATCTCATATTTAATAAATCTAATGTTGTCGCCGCGTCATGAGTTTTTTTAATATCTAAAATAGCAGTAGGAGAATCTATTCCGAGACCTATACTACCGGTGTTATAATAAATATTTGCTCCTAAAGTAGTCCATTGAGAACTTCCTCCTGCGCCTCCTGTGGATGTTATAACACCCGTAGTTGAATTAATAGTAATAGTGGTTCCATCTACTTTAACACCTCCTAAAACACTTGATGTAGCAATAGGTAATCTAGAACCATCAATAGTTCCAGAAGATATATTAGTAGCATTAATATTTGTTAATAAAGAACCATTACCACTTATTGTTCCTCCTAATATTATATTACCAGCATTATCAAATGTTAATGGTGTTTGTGTTCCACCCGATACATTTTGTGTTCTAAACTTCCAACCAACCTGACTTGCTGCTATAACATAAGGATAAATTGTTAAAGCATATTGATTAACATTTCCATTTTCATTAGCGTCTAAATGAAGTCCCGTTGCTATATTATCATAAGTACATTTTATATGACATCTATAAGATGGACTTGCACCGATGCCAATACCAAAATTAAGATTAGTATTAGTATATATACTACCATCTCCTAATATTCTTAATCTTTCAAGATTATTTGTTCCGATTGATAACGCATTATTTTCGGTATTATATATATATCCTACCTGTAATGTATCCTTTCCTATACAGAAACCATCAGTTGTAGCAACTCCTGTTGTATTATCTGTAAAAGAAATTCTTACATTTTGCGAAGCAGCATTTCCATGTAAATGTAAATTAGCATTAGGATTATTAGTACCAATACCTACATTTCCATCATTATACCATATTTGAGTTCCTGATTGAGACCATATTGAAGAAATACTTGAAGATATTGAAGATATTGAAGATGCTAATATATTGCTCGTTGCTCTCACATAATTGCTGACATTAGAATCGTTTGTTGCTATATTTGCAATTTGATTGAATTGAGCAGCTGTGATGTTATTTATAGATTCCTTAAAAGTAATATTACCATTATAGCCTATGCTTAAAACTTCACTTGTTAAATTGGATATATTCATTATATTATATCCAGGTGTCTTTTGCTTGATAATGACAGCATTATCGAGACTATCGTTAAAAATCTCTAATCTTTCTGTTATATATACATTTGTATCTAATGTAGTTGTTGAACCTAAGACAGTAAGATTAGATGTTGTAAGATTTCCATTTATTATAGCATTTCCCGTATATGTACTTAAATCAACAGATATAATACCATTTGCGTTAATAGATGTATTGGTTCCTTGTTTAACACCGCCTAACTCTGATGTAGTAGCCGTAGGCAAAACATAAGTATTAGCCCCTGATATAACACCTGTGCTTGAATTAATTGTTATAGTACTTCCATCAACTTTCACACCACCCAAAAGTGATGTTGTTGCTATGGGTAATTGTAGTTTATTACTTGATATCAAATAACTACTATTATTAATTACATTCAAAGTCTTTTGGTCATTATAAGCATTATCATATAAATACGTAATTGAAGAAGCTAATACATTACTTGTTTCTTTGACATAATTGCTAGCCAAAGTATCATTTGTTGATATTAAAGTAGTTAATACTTGTCCATTAACAGTTAAAGTTGAATTAACTACTAAGTTTCCAGTTATAAAAGCATTGCCATCAGTAATAGTATTTCCTACAATATGAAGTTTATTACCATCAGTTGGATTGTCAATTCCAATACCAACACTACCTGTATTTACAATATTCATTATACGCTGATTACCTGCATTAAAAGTAATTCTATTATTATCAAATATACCTGTGCCATTTATATTATCAAACTCTACGCGTTTATCAGTATTTATACATTGAATACTATATTTAGATGAAGAGTTCCACGTTCCAGTTAGTAATATATTACCATTATTTAATGTTAATAATTGCGTAGGATTAGTAGTTCCTATACCTACTTTACCACCCTGTATTCTCATGTCTGTTGTCCAAGCAGTAGTATTTGTAGCGTGTGTATTAAAATCTATATATGATTTATTCCAAGCAGTACTTCCAGCTGTTGTCCAACCTGACTTAATAAAAGATGATGGTGTAGAAATATTAGCACCTCCTGTTGCACTACTTGCAACAAACATTATACCAGCATCTTTTCTATTAGATGGCAAAGACATAGATGATATAATAACATCGGCGTCAACAATATCTACATTTGTAGTATCAATAGTTCCTTCCGAATTATGTGCTTGTAAAATATGTAGTTTTTTCAGTGGATTCGTAGTTCCTATACCAACATTTCCCGTATTTTTATTATCAATATTATTACCAGATTTATTCCACACATTGCTGCTAATCAATGAATCGTTTGTACTTTGTATAGTAATACTTAAAATATTACTTATAGCATTTATGTAATTGCTAACACTTACATCACGATTCTTATAATCATCTACAATAAAATTACTAGTAACTCTAATATAGTTGCTAATATTTCCATTAAGCCTATTGTAATCTACGGCTAATATATTGCTTGTCTCTTTAATATAATTGCTTACATCAGTATCATTATAAGCAATTAAAGAAGATAGTCTAGTATCAACTGATGTTACGAAGTTGCTGACATTTCTATTTAGCCTATTATAATCAACAGCCAATATATTGCTTGTCTCTTTGATATAATTACAGGTATCAGTGTCATTAAAATTTATTAAAGCAGATAGTCGGGTGTCTACTGCATCTACATAGTTGCTGATATTCTCGTCATTTGCTGTTATTTTGGCAATTTTAGCAAACTCTGATACTGTTATATTATTTATTGATTCTCTAAATGTAATTCCACCATTATATCCAATGTTAAATACCTCGCTTGTTAAATTTGATATATTCATTATGTTATATCCAGCAGCCTTTTGTCTGATATCCACGGCATTATTTAAGCTATCATTGATTATTTCTAACCTCTCTGTTATATACACATTAGTATCTAATATAGTACTAGAACCTAATACAGTTAAATTAGAAGTTGTTATATCGCCATTAATAAATGTATTGCCGTTATATACATCTAGATTTATGTTCAAGGTTCCGTCGGATAATATATTAACATTATTTCCTTTTTTGATAGCACCTTTTTTATCTGCTGTAGCAGCAGGTAATCTGTCTGAGTTTATTACACCTTGTGTAATATTAACAGCATTTCTCGAAAAGTTGATTAGATTTGTATTTAATGTATTTGAAGTAGCTATTACATAATTAGATAGAGACTTATCACTTGTAATAGAATAATTTATTAGATTATTAGAAGTCGCCAGTACATAGTTAGAAAGGTTAGAATCAACATTATTTGTATTTTTTATTAGATTATTGGAAGTCGCCAGAATATAATTTGTCAGATTAACATTAATGTTGCTTGCATTTCTTACAAGATTATTGGAAGTCGTAAGAATATAGTTTGAAAGATTAATATTAATATTACTTGAATATGCTATAAGAATATTTGATGTAGAAGCCACATAATTTGATTGAAATATATTATTATCAAATGAATATTTAAATAGCTGATTTGAAGTTTCTAATATTAATTCTATTTGATTTCCTCCATTATTATTAATAAAATTCATTATTGTATTTGAAGTCGCAGAGATGTAGTTTGAGGTATTTAAATCATTATTAGCCTGTGTATTATTTAAATTGATAATATTACTCAATAAATAATTTGAATTATTAATATCATTATTGCTTGCATATAAATATAGAATATTATTAGAAGTTATTATTTTTTCAACTAATGCTTCTCTAACATCTACTACAAAATTGCTTATGTTTGCGTCTCTATTCGAATAATCAATATTTAGAATATTAGATATGTTTAATACATAATTAGATTGTCTGATATCATTATCAGCTATTCTCTGTTTGATATTATAATTTATTCCTGATAAATGCGCCATCTCGCTCGCTGTTATATTATTAATTTTTCCAGTATATTTAATGTTACCTATTATATCCAATTTTTCTGTAGGTATCTCATTTGCAATTCCGATATTTCCATTAGATGTTATTATAAAAAGAGGGTTATTTATATTATTGTCATCCTTTGAATAACATTCTAATACATTCGAATATCCCGTATTGTGTCTGATTTTAACACTCGGTTTATTGGAAGAATCATCTATATTATAAATATCAATATAGCCTGTATTGTAATTAGATAGATTTCTATGTATCTGTGTTATAAAAGGACTGTTTGTTGTTACATCACCCTCTAATATCAAATCCCCGAATACATGAAGATTTCCATTTTGGTTTTGAGTAGAATAATAGGAGCCTACATTTAATCGTGATCCTACTGTCAGTTCGCCTTGATATTGATTATTTATTATATATTTATTAATAGCACCATTTGCTATATTATCCAGATTTAATTCATTTATTTGCTGTTGTACATTTTTAGTAATTCCTGCGAGACTATGAAGTTCGTTTGAAGTAACAAGATTTATTTTATCATCAAAACTAATTGAACTCATTTCGAGAGCTCCCGTAGGACTTGCAGATAACTTCGTAGTGCCTATTGTAATTGTATTAGCACCCACAAATATACTTTTCCATTTCTTATCGGACGAACCAAATGAAAAAGTATTATCTAATGTAGGAATTATACTCGCCCCCATATATAATATTTTATTAACATTAAGAGGTATATCTGGCATTGTTATAGTATCGTTTTCAATAAATCTTTTAACTGTCCCCTGTTGTATAATATCTGCTGTCAATGTACTTGATCCCGTGCCACCTCTTGCAATTGATAATGTCCCCGTTGCTATATTATCAGCATTTAAAGCAGTTATTAAAGAACCATTCCCAGTAATATTAGTAGCTGCAAGCGTATTTGTAGTATTATTCCAAGTTAAATTAGCAGATTGTATTGGAGCATCAGTTGCATTCCCTACTACGAGCTGATTTGCTGCTAAATTATTAGCACCCGTACCACCCTTAGAAACAGGCAAAACACCAGCAGATATATTATCAATATTTAAACCTGTAATATTCTCGCCCGAACCAGCTATATTTGTAGCTGAAAGCGTATTTGTCGTATTATTCCATGATAAACCTGTCGATTGTATAGGCGCATTAGTACCATTTCCTACAATAAGCTGATTTTGAACAAAACTACCTGTTCCTGTACCTCCCCTGGATACACTAAGAGTACCAGTAGATATATTTTCTGCATTTAGAGAAGTAATATTCGCTCCTGAGCCTGATAAAGTTGTTGCTTCTATGTTGGTTGCTGATAATATATTACCTATATTATTCCAAGTTAAATTAGCAGATTGTATTGGAGCATCAGTTGCATTCCCTACTACGAGCTGATTTGCTGCTAAATTATTAGCACCTGTGCCACCCTTAGAAACAGGCAAAACACCAGCAGATATATTATCAATATTTAAACCTGTAATATTCTCTCCTGAACCAGCTATATTTGTAGCTGAAAGCGTATTTGTCGTATTATTCCATGATAAACCTGTTGATTGTATAGGCGCATTAGTACCATTTCCTACAATAAGCTGATTTTGAACAAAACTACCTGTTCCTGTACCTCCCCTGGATACACTAAGAGTACCCGTGGATATATTTTCTGCATTTAGAGAAGTAATATTCGCTCCTGAGCCTGATAAAGTTGTTGCTTCTATGTTGGTTGCTGATAATATATTACCTATATTATTCCAAGTTAAATTAGCAGATTGTATTGGAGCATCAGTTGCATTCCCTACTACAAGCTGATTTGCTGCTAAATTATTAGCACCTGTACCACCCTTAGAAACAGGCAAAACACCAGCAGATATATTATCAATATTTAAACCTGTAATATTCTCTCCTGAACCAGCTATATTTGTAGCTGAAAGCGTATTTGTCGTATTATTCCATGATAAACTTGCAGATTGTATAGGCGCATTAGTACCATTTCCTACAATAAGCTGATTTTGAACAAAACTACCTGTTCCTGTACCGCCTCTCACAATTGATAATGTCCCTGTTGATATATTTGCTGCACTTAGAGCAGTTATTAAAGATCCGTTTCCTGTAATATTTGTGGCAGCAAGCGTATTTGTAGTATTATTCCAAGTTAAATTAGCTGATTGTATAGGAGTATTCGTGGCATTCCCTACTACGAGCTGATTTAAGACTAAATTATTGACACCTGTGCCACCCTTAGAAACAGGTAAGACACCAGCAGATATATTATCAATATTTAACCCTGTAATATTCTCGCCCGAACCTGCTATGTTTGCTGCTGAAAGAGTATTTGTTGTATTATTCCATGATAAGCTTGTAGATTGTATAGGCGCATTAGTACCATTACCTACAATAAGCTGATTTTCAACAAAACTACTCGCGCCAGTACCTCCTCTTGCAATTGATAATGTCCCTGTTGATATATTTGCAGCACTTAGAGAAGTAATATTCGCTCCGGAGCCTGATAAAGTAGTTGCTTCTATGTTGGTAGCCGATAATATACTGCTTATATTATTCCATGTTAGATTTTCAGATTGTATTGGAGCATCTGTTGCATTCCCTACTAAGAGCTGATTTGCGGCTAAATTATTAGCACCTGTACCTCCCTTGGAAACAGGCAATATACCATTAGTATGAGTAGATAAATTGATTAAATTATTGAAGGAAGATGCCCCAATCCCACCTCTTTCAACGGCTAATATACCACTTGCTACATTATTGGCATTTAAAAGAGTAATGCCAGCGCCATTACCCGAAATATTAGTAGCTGCAAGAGTATTATTAGCCCATGTCAATCCATCACTTTGAATAACTGCGCCTGTACCATTGCCTACTATTACCTGATTTAATGTCAATATATCTTTTCCGCTACCACCCTTGGATGCTGGTAAAATACCCGTAGTATGCGAAGATAAATTAATTAAATTATTAAGACTATTAGTACCTGTTCCGCCCTTAGCTATGGGTAAAATGCCTGTTGTATGTGAAGGAAGATTAATTAGATTTTCAAGCGTAGTTGAGCCAGTCCCCCCCTTAGCTACTGGTAAAACACTGCTTATATTTGCAAGTCCTAAATTGATATATATTTCATTATTGTCATCTATTTCTATACCTCCTTCATCTTTAATATTAAGATTAAGTGCATTTACATCTTTAACAATACCTGCCCCACCCGTCGTTTGTCCTGCACTTGAAAATTGAGTAAAGTTAATAGAATCTGTTCCTAATGTTGCAAAATTGGAAGTATTAAATACATACCCAGAGTTTTTATTAATATTGCCATTTTTCACAAATACGAAAGTACCACTTTTGATATTTTCAGTACTATTGAAATCTTCGCTTCTACTCCATGTACTTGTTGATGCGGTATAAATACCATTCTCGTATTTTAGATTCTGATTTTTTACTAAGACTCTGTTATTTAGCGAAGTAAATACCCCATCTATTTGTATTAGGCCAGTAGGAGGATATGTAATATTCACAGTAGTAGCAAGTTCTACTGGATCTATGAATGTAAGACCAGAAACAACTGAATCTAAATCATTTTTAGTAGCGTATGAAGATAAATCAACTGATAGATTACCACTTATAATACCATTGCTATCTATTTTAATAGTTATATTATCAGGTTTAATAGCACCATAATTATTACAAGTTGCTCGTGGTAATAATATATTTGATATTTTTAAATTATATGAGTCATAGTAAAATAGCGAAGCTGATAAATCATCGACCTTTTTATTTAATAAATTAGAAGAAGAAACTATATTATCATTTGTCTGCTGTATGATATCAACATTATTTCTTTTATATATTCCTGTAATATTCATATTGCCACTAACATCTAATTTTTCTTCTGGCTGTGAATTGCCTATTCCTACTCTCCCATTTTGTAAAATTTTTAAAATACTGTTGCTATTAATATTATCCTCATAAACATTTACTATATCCACAAAACTGTTATCAGAAAAAATATTGAACTTTCCAGCAACATTCAATATATCATTATAATAATTATTTACTATAAACTTGTTATTTACTCCATTATTAATTTCGTCTGTTGTAATATTATCTATTCTTAGTGCAAGCGTATTAGAATTATTTAATAAAAAATTAGACATAGTATTATTATTTGCGCTTATAATACCACTCAACCTGTCATTTATACCAAGAGAATAATTAGATAAAGCTGTATCTTTTATGTTTATGATAACTTTTAGATTGCTATCAACCGCTTTGATATAGTTGCTAACATTAGAATTGTTAGAGTCTATGCTTGTAAGTACAGTAGTATTTATGATAGTATTGAGATTGCTATCAACCGCTTTGATATAGTTGCTAACATTAGAATTGTTAGAGTCTATGCTTGTAAGTACAGTAGTATTAATAATAACATTTAGATTGCTATCAACCGCTTTGATATAGTTGCTAACATTAGAATTGTTAGAGTCTATGCTTGTAAGTACAGTAGTATTAATAATAACATTTAGATTGCTATCAACAGCTTGGATATAATTGCTAACATTAGAATTGTTAGAGTCTATGCTTGTAAGTACGGTAGTATTTATTACATTATTGAGATTGCTATCAACAGCTTTGATATAGTTGCTGACATTAGAGTTGTTAGAGTCAATGCTTGTAAGTACGGTAGTATTTATTACATTATTGA